TGGAGGCCGCCGTCGGGTTGCCAGGCTGGCTCTCGACGTCGGTCCGCATGGTGGCTGCCGGCTTCGTGTCGCTCTTCAACTTCTTCGCCAGCTCCTTCTCCTTGAGCAGGCGAGACACGTGCGCCGCGGCGCCCGACGTCGTCTTTGGCAACGGCTTCACTGGCTGCCTGCTGGAGACTTCCGTTGCAGGCTCCGGGTACGGCTCCGTTGGCCCCAGACGGATCGACCCCTTGGAGTCGGTGTCGGTGTGCGGCGTGAAGTCGGCTGTCTTCTCGGCGACGACGACGGCGGTCTCGACGACAGCGGCTGGCTTCGGCGCCTCGAAGCCTTCATCGGGAATCGAGTATTCCTTGTCGCCTTCAAACGCACTGGAGCGTCGGGTGCTTTGCACGGGTCGATCGTACGCAGGCGCGTACGAAGGACGACCAGCTGACGCCTGCTTCTGGGCGTAGAAGCCGCCACCCGAGTCCGACCCGACGTTGCTTGCGCGCATCGCGTCGGGTGACGGCGGCGGGAAGATCTCATCAAACACTGACATGTGTTGCTCCTCTGATCAGCGCACGAACGAGAGGATGATGTCCTTCTCGATGTCGTTCGCACCCTTGAAAGATTCGAGCGTCGCCGCCTTGGCCACGACGTCGCTGGACACGAGCGCTTTCTCAGCAGCAACCTTGTCGAACTTGCTCAGCACTTCAGCGGTCACCTTGCGACCGCCGACATCGACATGAGGCTTGGCGCCAAGGCTGGCGATCTTCTCGTTGTCGACGATGAGGAACACGGTGCTCACGGCGTTCGGAATGACAGCTCGCAGGCGTGGGCTGAAGACCTCTTCGTCGAAGGCGGCAATCTTCTCACAGAGCATGTCGAGCATGTCCCAGCGCAGCTTGTCGTTTTTCTCTTCGGCGATGCGCATTCCGGCCGTCTTGAGGTGCTTGATGCGGTTCTCTTCGACGCGGTCACGAGCCTCGGTGAGGCGGACATCCATGAAAGCCTCGAAGTTTTCGCTCAGCTCGCGGCCAGCACGGCGGCGGATCTCCAGTGCGGCGCCACCGTCGATGTCGAACTGGTCGCAAGCACTGGCGATCTTGCGCATGCCGGAGAGCTGCTCGGCAACAGGAAGCCGATCCATCGTCAGGCGGAAGCGCTCAGCGCTCACCTTCGTGTGATCTCGGTCGGTGATCGGGAACAGGCTCTTGCTTTCCACCGCAAACGTATGCATCTCGCGCTCCTGTGAATGTGCAGTGGAATGTACCACCGACGGCGTGACCAGCACAGCATGTAGCCTCCGCTGAAAATAATAACAACACCCATCTTGCGGTTATTACGATCCGTGCTACCCGCTGAGCAGCAGAAGGAGGTCACACATGGCCGCGAAGAAGAAAACGAAGACCAGCCTCGACACCGGCAGCGGCGTAGACGGCATCATCTGGATCAACGGCCTTGGTTTCCGCCGATCCGCCCTGGCTGACATTGTCGAGAATGGCGCTGACTCCATGAGGATTGATCAGGCTGTCGGCGCTGTGATGGCCGTTGGCTCTGAGCCTGGTCGACCATGTGTCGAGGGCAAGGAGCCGTCGCGCATCGAGGCTGCCGCCGCACTCCCGGTGAAGACATCCGTCGCCAGCGAGCATGGTGTCCTGCTGTACCCGCGCGTTGACGGAGGCATCCTGCAGATCGCCAGCGGATCATCCCGCTATGAGATGCCAAGCCTTTCGCACTGGGATTCTTTCGAGGCTGACCTGTTCAACGATGTGCCCATGCAATCCAAGGTCCTGGGCGCCTTCAAGAATGAGAAAGGACAGCGCATCAAGAACCTGCAGCGCGTCAACGAAGCCATCTCGCTGATTGGCAAAATCCCTGACGCCACACGATGGCTCTTCTTCTGGATGACGACCAGCGAAGAAGGGCAGAAGCTCTTCACCGTCGACATGGTTGAAGATTCCCTCAAGAACCCGGCTGGAGGCGCAGCCATCCGCAAGGCCTTCGCGGAAGCTGGCCTCATGAAGATGACGACGCACTACGCGTCGCCCATCGCCACGGCCCTGTCGCGCCACAACACACTCTCGCTGTTGGTGAGCGCACAGCAGATCATCCTGAAGAAGGAACTCGTCGTTCCTGCGCTGACAGCCATCCTGGCCAACTTCGCTGAAGCCAAACGTGTCGCGTTCGCCGACATCTTCGACAAGGCGCCAGCGGCAACGCAGCGCGAGCTCATCACAACGCTGTTCACAAAGGCAGCCAAGAGTCCTGAGGCTGGCGCTTTCGTGCTTTGGAACTTCGACAACGGACACGTCGGCAGCGCCATGATCTCCACGTGGCTGCGAGGCCAGAACCAGAACTTTTGGGAGTGGGCGACGCGCGTCGTGATCGGGGCCTGCGTCACCGACAACTACGGCAACATCGTCAAGGGCCTGCTGCGGGAACCGGCATGAGCGGCACCAGGGAGCCAAACGCCATGAGCCTCGCCCTGGTGATGGTCGGCCAGGGATGGTCGGCCGTTTTGAGGCAGTGGACACCAGCGCAGTTGACACCTCGTCGGCTTCGTGCGGCGATCCTCATCCTGAAGAACCACAAGTTCGATGTGCCTCCTGAGGCGATCTTGGCTTTGGAAAAATCTACGGCATTGAAACCAACAAAGAAGAAGTCTGATGGCGACATGGACTTCAAGGTCACGACGAACGGGCGAGCAAGCATTCCGGTTTCGGATCTGCTCGGTATTCCAGCTGGACACATGGTGCGCGTCTCTCGTCATGTCGACGGATACGGCTGCCCTGTTTTGACAATGAAGCCAGCCGATCCACAAGTCGGCCGGTGAGAGGGAATCATGTTTACCAAGGAAGACATCATCAATCTGGAGAAGGTGCGGCTGATGTCGCACATTCAAAACCTCAGAACAGCAACCAAGGCGATCGACGACCTGAAAGCGCAGCAGAAATCTGTGAATGAGCAGATCAGTCTCGCTTGCGACCAGCAGCGCCAGGTGCTGTGTCAGGCGACCGTGGAAGCCAAAGACCAGATCCACAGGCTGTTCGAGTTGCTTGGTGAGCAGGGCGTCAAAGAGTACGTCGAAAGCCTCGACGCTGACGACGTGATACTGTCGCTTGGCGCCACCAGCACGGCTGACGCTGAAGCCAAGATGCGACAGACGCTGGCATCCCTCAAGACAGCGAAGTCATCGTGACGTCGCGGCGCCAACTTCCGCTGGTCAACGACCAGTCAAGCAACCTCGTCCGCTGCCATCGTCACGGGTACACCAGCATCTCGCCGCAGGCTTGCTTGGAGAAGGCGTCCAAGCACTACGAGCTGTGTGGCTCATGCGGCCACAGCGAATCGTCCATGAAGCGTCTCGCCGAGGCTGTTTCCGGTGGCTATGTTCGTCTCGCTGCGCTAGCACGTGAAGGAAGGCTCGGATCAGTCAGTGATCCGCACATCAACAATGAGGACCGGCCGCACGAAGGCCGACCAGGAGAGAAAAGAGTGAATACCGAGATCGTTTTTATCAACGGCATGCTTGTGCTGTCGAGCCTCTACAAAGTCACCAGCCGCGGAGGTCTCGACAAGGAATACTCGATCGAGTTTGAGCGCTCGCTCATGAACCGCCGCGACCTCAACTCGGTCCAGGTCTTCGTGTACAGCGCCGGCCGCATCCAGGCTCGCGGTGAGTGGCAGCGCCCTGCCGACTACACCGACCCGGAAGACAAGTACAAGATCCGCCTCAAGTCCGTCTCTGGCGGCGAGTTCCCGGTCTGATCTCACACCACCGTCCAGGAGGGCAGCATGTCCGAAGAAGAAGTGAACGAAGAGAAGCCGATCGACGTCTTGAAGCTTGGTCGATCTGAACTCGAAAGCCTTTCGGCTGAGCAGGTGGCGTATGTCATCGGCATCAGCCTTCGCCGTCAATCTCCACGTGTCTTCGACGCTGTGAAAGCAGCACTGAAGGGTCGGGAGTCGGACGTCATCCGCGCGATGATCAGTGCTGGCTACAAGTACGTCTCGCCTGAAATCGAGATCATGCCCGGTCTCAAGGTCTCGTTTCAGACCATGTACGAGCTGCAGTTGAGCGACGTGTATGAGACGACGGCGGCGGCGGCGCGCACAGCGAAGAGCCAGAACATCGCACCATCGATGATGAGCAAGTTGTTCCTGTGCTACAGCATCCACCGCTTGAACGGCGACTACCTCGGCCAGACCGAGTTCGGTACGACGTTCTTCGAGTCGATGGAGCAGGACATCGTCTCGGCTGAGAAGTCGATGATCGCGGCTCGTGAGAAGCGCATGCATGCGATTTCTCGCATGTCGCCAACGATCATCTCGGCGCTGTCGGCGGCCCAGCAGTCGTTCCAGCTCTTTGTGGACGGCGTTATCGACTATCGCCCCACTGGCGACATCGTTGCTGACACCGAGCGAGCGCAGGCCCTGGTGGGTGAAGTGGGAAAATCACAAGGTCCAGATCGGGCTGGGTAGACGCGAACCTCCGTTACGACGGGATTCGCACCCACGGCATTCTCCATCGGCTGCAGGCGGAGAATGTGTTCTGGGCCAGAACAGAGCTGCTCACACGACTCGTGGAGCTCTTTGTTGTGACCACGCTTCCTGACGACGCCAGCCAAGGTCGACGAGACAAGGTGCTGGCTTCATTCAGGATGGTGCAGGAGGCCCTGTTCCCGTACTCGCAAGGTGAACGCCTGGAGCGAGAGCAGCGGCTGAAGCAGAAGATGGATTCCCCTGAGATGCAGAAGGAATTCACCGTCACAGCACAGAAGGCGCCACGAGACTGAGATGCCGCCGACAGAGTCCTGTCGGCGGCTTTCGTTTCGGGCTACAGTGCGTGCATGGTTGAGCCAAGCTACGGTTACGCCGGCACCCTCGACATGCTCTCGCGAAACCGCCCCTCGGAGGGCGGGAGCAGTCTGTATTCGGCGGCCAGTGAGCTGTCGAGCGCCGCGCGCATCATGCAGATGAGCCAGGGCGGCGTCTCGAACCAAACGCAGGCCATCGCTGCGATGGCTCAACAGCAACAGCAGCAGTCCCAGCAGATTGCACAGCTGATCAGTGGGCTGAGTTTCAACATCAGCCAGCTGTCTTCTGCCGTTGCGCAGAGTGTGGGTGCGCAGCGCGCTGCATCGCTCGCCACGCCACCGCTGGTGCAGTCGACTGGCGGCTTCATGCCAGGCGGCTTTGGCCACTCCGGCATGTCGGCGTTCAACCCGATGCCGATGATGTCGGCGCTCGGTGGCGGCGCGATGGCCGCTGGCCGACTCTTCGCTGGTGGCGCCAATCTGGCGATGCGCGGCATTGGCTACGCTGGTGGTGCCATGGCGTCGCCGTTCCTCGGTGGCCAGTACATGGGGCCTGGTGCTGGCCAGATGATGGGCACCTTCGGCAACGCAGGCTTCGCTCGAAGCTTCGCTGGCGGCATGGGCCTGAACATGGGCCTGCGTCCCGGCCAGTTCGCCATGGGCACCGAAGCGGCAGCAGACCGAGCTGGGTTCAAGGCTGGCGAGATCGCGATTGGTGCTGGTGCCGGCATCATGAATCTCGGCGGCAGCGTAATCGGCGGCCTGGGTCGCATGGGCGGACTGGCGGGCGGTCTTGGTGGCATGCTGGGCGGCGCCCTCGGCGGCCAGATGGGGCCTGTCGGCGGCGCCCTTGGCACCATCGGCGGCACGGCTCTCGGCGGCTTCGCTATGGGTGGCCCAGCGGGAGCCGCGGCTGCCTTGGCCGGTCTCGCCATCACGAAGGCCGTGGAGGCCACCGTCGGCAAGATCGTCGAGAAAGCTGGCGAGATCCGCGGGAGCGGCGAGATGTTCGGGCGCAACGCGTTCCGCATGGGCGGCTCGCGACGCATGTCTCAGGTCGATCGCACGCAATTCGGCGTCGGCATGAGCAAGATGGCGACTGAAGACCTGACCTACAACATGCAAGATCTCCAAGAGATCATGGCTGGCGGCATCGAGAACGACATGTTCCGTGGCGTCAACGGCGCGCGTCAGGCTCAGCAGCGCATGCGCGAACTGAAGGACACCGTCAAGACGATCAGCCAGACGCTTGGCACCAGCATTCGCGAATCCATGGATGTGATGAACTCCATGCAGGGTCTTGGCATCGCTCCATCTGGCCAGATGAGTGCCATCCTCAGTGGATCAACAATCCAAGGCATGACTCGTGGTGAGGCTCTGCAGGGAAGCATGAGCTTCTCGAACCGATTTGCTGGCACCGGATTCCAAGGTCGCGGCCTCTTCAATCTCGGCACGCAGAGTCAGGGCCTTGGCCAAACGGCCATGCGCATGGGCCTGCTGAGCTCTGAGCAAATCGCAGCGGTTGGTGGCCGCCAGGGTGTTGGTCAGGTCATGGGCAACGTGACCATGGGCTTGGCGCAGAGCGGTCTCGGCACGATGAACATGGCGGCGGCGATGCGTCGAGGCCATGCCGGTGTGAGCGGGAACGCCATGTCCGCGCTGTCTCAGGCGGGCGGTGCCGGGGGCGCCAGCGATCTCGTCGACTTCGCCGCCAACAAGAGCGAGTTGATGCGTGACGCCATCAACGATCCAGCGTTCCGCCTCAACATGCTGGCGCAGGTCTCCTCGATCGCCGATCAGTTTGCTGGTCAGGGCACGAAGAAGAATCGAATGAAGCTGGCGCTCAAGAGCTTCGGCATTGATGGCGCTGAGGCTGGCGTCTTCATGGCGATGATGGAGGCTGAGCCGCAGGCACAGCGCGACAGGCTCAACGAACTCCAGCGCGCCCGCAGCGACCTGCAGGCGAACCAGATCGCCGAGAACTACGACATTGGCGCTCTCGCGAGCCGCAAGGTTGGACGTCTGCTTGGTGGCCCTGCGGCGGCTGTGGCACGTGGAGCGGCAACGCTGGGTGACGCCGTCAACAACACGTCGCTGCGGATGCGCAATGCCATCTTCGGCATCGGTCCAGACGTGTCGATGCGCACGAGCGATGTCACCGCCGAAGCGGCGCTGGCTTCTTTGAGCCGCACCGGTGTCGTCGGAGACGCTGGCGTCATCAACAGCTCGCCAACTTCTGACGACCAGAAGATTGCCAAGGACGCCGTCGAGGCCTTGAAGATCGACGGCGACTCCGACTTGTCGACGCTCCAGAACACGGACAACGACTCTGACAAGAAGACCGCGGCGAGCAGCCTGATCCAGAAGCTGACCCAAAACGTCGGCGACAACAGCCCCGAGATGAAGAAGGCGCTGGCGATGGCCTTGGCAGCGGCGACCGGCCAAGACGTCAACGGCCTCCTGTTTGGCAGCGGCGGCATGGGGGCCAGCGCTGAGCGCCTGGCTGGTGCTCAGGCGATGAACGATGCCCTGCGGAGCGCGCTCACGGGCGGCGGTGAGACCGCGGCAGGCGTTGGCCTGGGGGCAGGCATCGGCATGGGCATCGGCGCCCTGCTGTCGCCGTTCACGGGTGGCGCCAGCATCCTGGCCGGTGGCGCCCTCGGCGGCTACCTGGGCAACAAAGTCGCTGGCAACCAGTTCAGCGACGAAGACATGAACCGCGTGATGCGTTCGCCTGCGGCGCTGCGCATGCTGAAGAACAAGCAGAAGCTCGCCAGCGGCAACCTGTCCGCCGAGGAAGCCGCCAAGGTTCGGCAGGAGATCAACGCGGACAAAGCCTCGCTGAGCGGTGAAGGCACCAGCGACAACATCATCCAGCGCCTCGACAGCCTGAGTGGTGGCAGCCTCGACGCGGCAGTCAAGACCATCGTGTCTGGCGCTGCTGATGCGGCCAGCCTTGGCTTCGACCTCTCGCTGCAGGGCGGTATGAGCGCGGCCCGTATGGCTGCAGAGGAAGCTGGTCTTGGCGGCCTGAGCACGCAGCTTTCTGGCGGCGTCGACAACCTTGGCGCAGCGCTGTCGTCGATCGCAGGCCTCTCGGGAGAAGATCGCGAATCCCTCAAGGCACACGGCGGCGACGCGCTCATCAAGGCAGCCAGCATCAACAGCAGCATGACCGATGCGCAGCTGCAGAAGATCCTGGGCACAGACGCTGTCTTGAACAAAGACGGCACCGTCAACGTGGCCGCCAGCCAGCGCAAGATCATCGCCGCCAGCGGCGCCATGGACAGCAACCGTGCTGCTGGTGTCGGCAGCTCGGCGTTCACGGCTGAGCAGACGCGAGCCCAGGTGCAGCTCTCCGCCCAGATCCAGCAAACGGCTTCGCTGCTGAAGGATACCGTGCAGGTCATCGAAGCAATGAAGCTGAAGGGGAAATGATGACGTCAACGACCTTCTTCAAGACCGCGACTCCATCGAACCGGGTCACGAGCCGCGATGTCGTCGCGACACGGACCGCAGGCGCGCTCGACGTCGTGACAAACCCAAGCCTTGGGTCATCTGTCGATGGCGCACTGTCGAGCGTCATGCCGAGCGGTGCGCGACTGAACGGGCCGGCGACCATCAGCCAGCTCAACGTGCTCAACCCTTCGAGTGAAGACTTCACGGGCGCCATGGCGGAGCGCGACATTGGCGCCGTCCCCGTCGGCGACTACATCAAGCACACGTCATTCAAAACCGGCAGCAAGCTGATCATCCGAATCGTGCAGATGTCGGCGACCTCTACTTCGGTGAAGTCGAAGTTCGGCGAGAACAAGAGCAACCGAGACATCTTCGCGCAGGCGGGACTGCAAGCTGTCAACGAGATCAGCGAAGAGAAGTTCCAGCTCTACGAGGGATTCGACTCGCACAAGCTCCTCATGTTTGGTCGCAAGCCAAAGATCTGGAACTTCCAGCTGATGGTGCTCAACGGCGCTCGTCCTGGGACAGGCGAAGGAGCCACAGCTGAAGAGTACGAAGCCGAGAACATGGACTTCGCCGACGAGCTCTATCGGCGCTACGAGGCGTACTACGCCGGCACCAAGGCCGTCGAGGCTGATTCGCGCGTGTTCCTCAGTTACGAGGATCGGATCATCGAAGGCTACCTCGTCAACATGACGCTGGCACGCAACTCACAGGCTCCGGCTGTCGCGCCTATGAACATGGTCGTCGTCGTCACCCATGACTCGTTCTCGACCAACAGCTTGGCGCCGCAAGACAACATGTCGATCAACGATCTGTTGGACCAGAAGAAAGAGTCCGAAGAGATGGCGACGTCGCTGTCTCCGACGGAACTTGTGAACGCTGTGCTGACGCCAGAGCAGCGCCAGGCCATCTACGAGGAGAACCAGTCGAACACGGCTGAAGCCCAGTCGCGTGCGAGTGACCTGAGGGAGCAGGCGCTGCGAGCGAAAGACCTGCAGCGCCAGGCGGCCACGATGTTCACGGCCGTGCAGGACATCAAGCAGCAGGCACAGGACGATCTGGTGTTGGCCGAGAGCGAAGCAGACAAGGCCCATGCCCTTGGCCTGATTGCTGAGATGGAAGCCAGGGAGCGTGAGCTGGTCGCCATGCAGCAGGACCTCGGCAAGACCGCGGCTCAAGCTGAAGGCCCGCTCACGTTCATGGGCGATCAAGCCCAGATGTCAGCGCTGGAAGAAGTGACCAAGCAGCTCGACGCGGCTGAGCACGCGCAGAAGTCGATGGAGAACAACATGAAGTTCTCCACGGAGGGTGACCTGACATCGGCCTACGCCACCGACAAAACCTTCACGGACATCCTGCAGACGTACCCTGATGGGACTCGGCACCTGTTCAGCTACGTGACGAACGACAACGACCTCTCAAACGAGATATTCCTCGACGAAGAGGGCGGTGTTACGCTGCTGATTGGCGAGCGCGACGTGAGCGACAATCCAGAGTACGATGACATCCCGGATGGGAAGACAACACGGCTCAAGAGGGTGTTCTCGAAATGACGATGACGATCACGAACTTGACCGTTCTTCCTGGTTTGACGCTGGTTGGCCGTCGACTTGCGTTCGGGTTCGTTGTGTCGAGCGACGACATTGAAGATCCAGCCTTGTCGGAAGACGTCAAGGTGTCATGCGCTGGCCAGGTGCTTTTCGACAACGGCAAGCTGGTCACCGACGGTGTCAGCTTCATTCGTCGACCGATGGTCCGCGCGTCCGATCGGCCAGACGTCAATGGCGTCGAGTTCAGCATCGTCACCGGTGAGATCTTTGAAGAAGGACAGGAGTACGACCTCGCCATCGCTTTGCGCGACGTGACGACGGTCGTCGTGCCTTTCTCTGTGGCCATCACGAGTGGCCCGGTGATCGCAGCCATGACACCAGTCCTCGGCTCAGATGGGGCGTCGACGACGCCCACCATCACCATCGACATCGCGCCAAGTGTTGATGATGCCGACGTCGAACTCTCTGTCGTCGACTTCGAGGTGTCTGCCAGCCTCTCTGGCAGCGTTCTCGCCATTGACGACTCCACCTACAGCCTCAAAGGCATGGAGGGTCGCCGCGTCGACTTCGGTGGCAGCACCGTCAAGATTCTCACCGTGCTCGATCCGACACATGCCACGGTGAGCGCAGGCGCAACGCCAGGTGCAGCTGTGGCCTCGTTCTACACGAACGGCGGCCTCAATGTGCGCGTGGGCGGCGCCACTGTCGTCGACACGGGCATCGGCAAGACGCACGGCGACTGGACTGGCGCCATCGGCGCTCCCGCCCACATCGGCTGGCGCCGCGTCGTCATCACGCCTGCTGGTGGCGCCCCAGCACTGGCGATTGGCGACCGCGTCGACATCACGATTGACGCCGTCGACAGCGACGGCCGACGCAGCTCGCTGAACGCTTTTTTTTACGTTGGGCTCCGCAATGGTCCGACTGTCACCGAGGTCTCTCCTGATCCAAACACGAGAGGCGTCGGCGCTCGGCCATCCGTGTCGTTCAAAATCAAAGACGACTACGGCATCGACCTCGCCAGCTTGAACGTGCGCTACGGGCAGACCAACGCCATCGTCAACGGCGTCATCCAGGCCGCCTTCACCACTGCAAGCTCGATCACCGCCATCACCAACGGCTACACCGTTGTGCTGCAGCCCAACGTCGGCTCGACAGCGGCCCATCTCGTTGGCGACATGGCCACCATCATGGTGATGGCGACCAGCACGCCGGGGAAGAAGATGAACCCCGTCTCCTGGTGCTTGCTGCCAGCCACGGCATCTGCTTCTGGCGCTGATGCTGTTGGGCCGTACTCGTCGATGACGCCGACACCGAACCAGGCGATTGTGAGAACGATCCCGTTTGACATGCGCAACGAGTCGTTCGGCGATCCGCAGCGCTTGAAGCACAACGGCTACGCCTTCGACGGCTACTGGTACAACGATGGCTTGCGATCCTCGCTTCGCGCGAGCTGGGCGACAGAGGCTGCCAGCGTCAACCGCAGCACTGTCGCCGAGATGCCCGTCGTTGGCTTCATCGTCGTCACGAAGACCGGCTGGTGGATCGCTGACGCTTTCCACAAGATGTGGATGCGGGCGGACGCCGTCACGCTTGTTCCCGGCTGGACGATGGCCAACGGCAACGACGGCGGCGGCGACATCACGGATGCGTGCTGGTCAAACGGCATGCTGTTCTTCACGCAGAACTCCTGCGTGTTTCAGGTCTCGTTCTCCGACGACTTGGCTTGGAGGATGACGGCTTTCGGCCGCTTCGAGTCGATGACGCACATCGCCGACCGCTACGCCAATGCCAGTGGCGGCGTCGTCGATCCCGACTGGAAGCTGTCGTCGTCAACCAGTCAGTTTGATGGCTTGGATGCCCAGTCGTTTGGTCGTGGCGCCTGGGTGCTGGCGGCATGCCGAGATGGCGACATCGAGATGTCTTGGGAGTGCGACCTGCTGATGATCGCCAGGCACGCTGGGCGCGCGCTGAACCTCAACTTCAACCGTCGCACTGTCGTCATCGCTGGCCCTGGAACGCCGACAACCTGGTGCCGACCTGCGTTCATGCGCGGCGAGGAAACCAAGCTGGTGGCCGCCGTCGACAACAAGATGATGATCATCGACTGGGTCATGACGCTGGGTGCACTTGCTGGCGCCGTGTCGACGACGACACTCCCTGGTGCCACAGCCAAAGACCTTTCGCTCGCCAAGACACGCTACAGTGATCGGCACTTGGCTCTGGTGACGCAAGCCGACCGTGGGGTTTTACTGGATCTTTCGCTGGCTTCAGCACCTGTCATCGTCAAGCAGATCCAGCTGACAGACGTGCATGCATCGGCGACGGAGTTCACCCGTGGCGCCCTTGATCCATCGTGCGAGAAAGACGATGGGTTCATGTACTTCGCCACCAAAAGAGGGTCTGGGCAGGTGGACGTGTCGCGGCACTTCATGCTCCCTGCCAGCGGCGTCGCGGGAGACAGGAAGCTCGCTCTCGCTGGCCCATTTGCATCAGGCACAGTCATCAGCAGCCTGACCGTCGTCATGCCGACACCGCATGCCGCGCATCGTTTCCTCGGCACCAGCTGGACGCTGGTGTAAGCTCAGCAAGACCATCACAGGAGAATCTTCATGGCCCTTGGCTACAGCACCCCTCTTCGCAATGCGCGCCTCGACGCAGCCTTGGCCATCATCGGCTCGGCCGCCAAGATCGCGCTCTACTCTGGCGTTCGCCCTGCCACTGGCGGTGCCGTCACCACCAAGCTCAGCGAGAACGTGGCCGGCTCGCCCTTCGCCCCAGCCGCCGCGGGTGGCGTGCAGACCGCCAACGCCATCGCTGACGGCACCGGCCTGGCGAACGGCACGGCCACCTGGGGTCGCTTGACCACCAGCGGCGGCACCTTCGTCATGGACTTTTCCGTGACGGTCGTTGGCGGCGGCGGCGACCTGCAGCTGACGGGTACCGCTGCCATCGCCACGGGGCAAACCGTGAAGATCGCGAGCTTTGCGGTCACGACTGGCAACGCCTGAAGCTGCTGCTGGAGCCCTTGGCTGTTTTGGGGTAGGCTCGTCGACGTCGACGGGCCTTTCTCTTTTGGTGGTGACGACATGGCACTCCGTACGCTCGAATTCCCATGGCCGAACGGAACCCCGAACCTTGCTGCTGGCGCGACGTTCACGTCGCCACTGATCAACGTCCTCACTGAGCGGCCAGCCGCCAGCGACACATGGGAATGCATCTCGGCCAAGCTGGAGATCTACTGCCACAACAATGGCGCTGCCGCATTCGACATGGCGTCATACACGATTGGCTTCGGCCGCGGCACAACTCTGCCGACGACAGCAGACTACACCACGGAAGTCACGACCAATGCGACGGTGGGCATCAAAGCTGGAACGCTGATGTTCAGTCGAGATCTGACGTCGTGGTTCAACACAACGCTGACGGCTTCAGACAAGAGCAGCCTTGTCGCAGGTAGCGGCACCGGCATCGGCTACACGTTCAGCTTGACGACTTCTGGTGGTACAACCATCAGCCTCACAAATTTCACGGCCAAGCTGATCATCACTGTGCATGTGACCGAGTCGGCTGGCAAGCCGCTGCGTCGATGCAACATGGTGCGCATCCCCATGGATGGCCGTTTGGGTCATCTTCCGTTGACGACGACGTGGACTGCCTACGCTGTTGGCAACCTGCCAGCGCTCAACACCTTCCTGCCAGAAGGCGGCAAAACCATCCAAGCAGCCTGGGTGGAGATCGAAGGGAACGATCAGAGCAGCGGCACTGCGGACCTTGGCCTGGCAATGCGTTGCGACAACATCGTCGGCAGCGACGTGACGTTCGGCTCAACGATCAAGTCACAGAACCTCGCCAACTTCTTCAAGTTGCACTACTTGATTCCTTCTGCGTATTGGACTGCGGCATACACGCTCAATCTCCTCGCTGTTTGTGGCGTTGGAACCAAGAATGCGTTCTACCACCCGAGCTTCGTGCTTCATGTGGTCTACACGTACACGCCGGCTTCAACGACACGATGCTTGATCTCTCAAATGTTGGTGCACGGTCACGAAGCACCGTTTGGACGAGTCAACATCAATGAAAGAGTAAAAGCGCTGATCCAAGAGCAGAATCCGACACTTGTGCAAAGTGGCGTCGTCATGAACTGGACATGCTCATCCAACTCCACCAAGGGCGTTCGCGTCAAAATGGAGGGGCATGCAGACTACGCGTATCTGACTGCAGCATCAGCAGGATCAATCGCAACACAAGCAGGCCAGGAGCAGTATTCATTCCGCTTTGATCCAGGTGGTGCGCTTGGTGCTGGCGTCTCGATTGCCAGGGGTATGAATGATCTGTCGATCATGTTCTACCAAACGGCACAGAGCACCAATGACACGTCAAACAGGCCAGCGATGATCAACTTCAGGACGTACCTGAATTACACATGCGATGCGCCAAGTAACGCGTATGAGACCTACCCGGAATTCAACGGAACAGGACCGTACGCATACAACAACATGTCGAGAACCATTTACAAGGGCTTGTTCTCGTCGAACTCGCTACCTCAGTTCCAAGAAACCGGACTGATCACGTCAAACATGAACATCCCCAACAACTACGGGGAAGATGGTCGATACGTCACCAACCTGGCCATGGATTGGCGTGCACTTGTCTTCGGGCAATCAGCGAACGTGCGTATGGGAGTTTTGCGCATGACCACTGAACCCAAGGGTCAGGCGTTCCTGCCAGCTGGTGTTGCCTATGCTCAATGGGCAGAGCTTGGCGTTGGTGTCTCCAAGTCTGACGCTGGAAGCGTGATCAGTTTCCGCTGCGACTTCAATCGCCACTTCAGGCCAAGCTGGTACCATCCCGCAGATCAGGGGCTCGACTGGTTTTTGGTTGATCGAAGGTTCCTGGTTGAAAACCAGCGAGACGTTGTCATCTGCTCAGACTCGTGCATGTGGGAAACATCTTCTGGCATTTTCCAGACGAAGTTTGGTTCCGTCGTCAAAGCTGGCGAGTCGCTCACTGGACAGGTTGTCGACGTGTTCGATCAAAATGATGTCCATGTCTACGAAGCAACATGCAATGCGGCTGGATCTTTCAGCGCCATCGTGTTCGATGACACGATCCAGTATTACGCCGTTGCGCGTCGTGGCCTCAAAGCCGGATCGTCGCTTCTCTTCTGATCGGAGTATGAAATGCCTGTGATCTGGGACCGCATCTTGCAGATTGGGGCGGCGCCCGGTACCGGCAACTTCACGCCGGTATCAACGCCCACCCAGTACAAACCGTTGTCGACGATTCCGTCGTCGACGGACTTCGACTACGTCATCGAAGGGATCGACTCCTCGAACCAGCGTACGGCGTTCTGGGAACAGGGCGTCGGCCAGCTAGTCGGCGGCGACCTGGTTCGCACAGATCTTGGCGTCACCGATGGCAGCTCTGGCCCTGGAGTGCGCGTCAACTTCCCGAGCACTGGCGGCGCCCAGGTGCGTGTGATGAATGCGGCCACGGCTGAGGCCTTGCGAAAGGCTGCGCTTGACGCCCTGCGCGCCACCGGAGTCGACACGCTGACGGCATCCGTTGGCACACTGACGGTGCCGATGAGCACTGGGAACTCCCGCAAGAAGGCGGACCTGAGCTCGAACACCACCGTGCAGCTGTCTGCCCTGGCTGACGGCGGCCGCGTCAGCCTGACGCTGAAGAACGTGAGCGCAGGCGTCATCACGCTGACCTGGGACACCGGCATGGTGGTGGTTGGCGCTGCGCTCCCACTGACCTTGGCTGCAGGCAAGACCGTCCGCTTCGTCGCGGACATGACCGGAACAGCCCTCACTGGCGTCGTCTGCGGCGCTTCGGTGCAGTCGTGAGCATTTCCGTTTTCGATGACCCCTCGTTTGTGGCTCAGCTCGACCAAGGCGTCGACTACAGCGACATGCAGTTCTACCTCAAGTACGAGGGGCAAGCCGATGGTCCGCGTGTTCTGCCGGAGACGATCGACTTCGGAAACGGACTGGGGCCGCAGCTGCCGCTGTTGAAGTATTTCGGCGAGGAGGCGACGACAACGTCGTGGGTCAACCGCGGCTCTGCTGGCGCTGCAGGCAACCTGACAGCTGTTGGCATCCGGTCGGGCGACCTTGGTCGAGATACGCCATTCCGGGACGCCACCGTGAAAGGTGTTCGCTGCCAAACGGAGGTCGGCACCGGCCGATACTTTGAGGCGATCGACGCCTTGCTTGCCGACGTGACGACTGAAGACATCTTCTTCGAGTGCGTCTACTCGCGCGAGGCCGGCACCGTTGCGTGCCCATTCGGCAAGCGAAACCAGGGCGCCTCCACGAACGTGGGATACCATCTTTCGACGGCTGCCGCGACGACCATGCTGTGGACGACTCGTCCAGCAGGCGACGCAGTCCGCAGCGGCAGCGTGACGACCTCGCAGAACTCGTTCTGCCACGTGAGCGGCTACCTCGACAACAGCGCCAGCGGCACAGAGCGTCAGCGCACCTATCTCGGCAGCCAGACGAGCGTCAACGCCCCAACCGCCACAGTGCTTGGCAGCCTGTCGAACGCCACGCCTTTCCGCGTTGGTGCACGCTGGCTCTCTTCGTTTGCTGCTGCCGAAGACGTGACCATCGTCTATCTGGCCATCTGGATCGGCAACGACATGATCCTTGCTGGGTCAGATGCTGCGCTGACTCAGATCATCAGAAACCGACAAATGCTGATGGGCGGCATCGCTCCACAGGTCGGCGTCAAGAAGATGTTGTCGCTGTCGACGCCGTTCCGGTACGTCACCCGCAGCCGCAATGGCTTGCTGAAGGGGTACCGCAAGGGTGCTGGTTTCGAGATTTCCGACGACAGGATCTCCTTTTTGAATGGAGAAGTTGTCGCCGGCATCGAGTTTGCTTCGGTGCTCAACGCTGTTGGTGGCGTCAGTGCAGAGTCGTACACGACGGCATGGTCAGCAGTGAACTGCGTGATCAACAACAACGCAATCGATGCGCCACTTCGTCCTGTTATTGCTTTTGAGGGCCAGTCGCTGGTTGCTGCCAGTGGGACAAATGTCGCCAAAGCCACGAGGACAATCGGACTCAGCGTGTCAACGCGGTACCACTTCGGCACGTTCGCAAAAAGAGGATCATCTCGATACCTGTACATCGCCGTCAACGACTCAGCAGGGAACCCTGCGAATCGGTTCGCCTATTTCGACCTCGACACAGGAGCAGCTGTCAACATCGGCAGCGGACTGCTGTCTGCTCGTGCGACACCGTTTGTTGATGGCTGGTACAAAGTCTACGTTTGGATCGACAATCCTGCTGTGGATGCTGCAGCTGTTTTCAATGTCGGCTTCAGCGAATCGTCTTCGTCGCAAAATGCAGTCGGAGACGGATCGACTGTGAATGGGTACCTCTACGGCGTCATGCCTGTGAGCGCTCCAGCGACTTACATCAACCAAGACATGCCGATCATTATCGATCAGTCATCGACTGGTCCGATTCACACGTACGATGGAGCAAGTGTCACGTCGACACCATATGCCCTTTTGTGGGAGATGGCTGTTCTCGATATGGCCAACTCACCGTTGGTCGCCTCTCCTTGTTTGACGCTGTACACGGACGCCAGCAACTACGCCCTCATGTCGTTCAGCTCATCGACAACTGTTTGGCGCATGAGCTGCGTCAGCGTTGTTGCTGGTGTTACACAGTATTCGCTGAACACAGATCTGACGACCGGCGTGAGGCCTGCTGATGGCACACGAAACAAGCTGGTGATGAGCAACGATGTCAACGACATGTCTGCGTACAGCGGAGACAACAAGCTCGTCATTTTCGACTACAACACGACTCCTTTTGCGAATCCCGCGCAGATCAGATGGGGGCAAGACAACAACGCCAGCATCAGCGGTCGCAGCCACTTTGTCATCAGCGGCGGCGTGGCAAAGTCTGCGCGAAAAACAAACAGCCACCCATATCGTCGCGGTGTGATCGATGGCCTTGTGGCTTTCGCACCGTTCAATGAGCCTGTGACGCTGCCGCGAAACACGGTGACAAGAGCTGACCTGACCACCAGTGGCTCGGTGACGTTTGGCCAGGCCGGCGTTGAAGGTCGCGCCATTGACCTCGGTGGCGGCTACGTGGAAACCGACGTGGCGCCCATGAGTGGACCATGGTGCTGGGCGGTGCGCGCACAGGTGCTCAGCGCGACGCTATCCGGCAACCAGATGATCTTTGACCAGATGGTTCCTGGAGCCAGCACCATTGGCAACGGCCTGGTTGTTGGCATCAACAGCAGCTTCCAGGTCTACGTCGCCTACGGGGCAGGCACAGCGACGTCGACAAAAACCGTCGCACCGCTGACGACGTACACCTTTGCCGTCGTCTGGGATCAAACCAGCATCTCCGTCTACGTTGATGGCGCCTTGTACCTGTCAACAACCGCACCTGGTACGGCACCAATGCCGAGCTCGGCGCCTGTGCTGCGCCTTGGCAGCAACACGCGCAGCGGCCAATCGCAAGTCGCCAGCTCGCTTCGCCTGGAGAAGCTGAGGGTGTTCAACTACGCGATCCGTATGGGCGCCCTGATGCCGCTCTACGGTCGAAAGTTTGCACCAGATCTCGTAAACCCAAGCTTCTGGGTGAAATCAGCGTCCGGCAACGTGATACTGGACGGCAGCAACGGCGTGATCCAATGGACCGACTTGAGTGGAAATGGCTTGCATGCTGCGCAGCCCACCGCTGGTAATCGACCGATCTTCGGCACCCCAGCAGCGGACATCAACGGAAAACCGACGCTTCGCTTCACGCGTGCGAACGCGACGTTCCTCGACCTTGGCGACGTGCTTGACCTGGGTCTCAATTCGTACTCAATGGCGATCGTGCTGCGACGCAGGAACGATGTCGACGGGCAAGGCATCATCGGCAAGAACATCGCTGCAGGCACAGATGGAAGGTACGGCCTCTTCTTCTCTGGTCCGACAAGCGAGTACCAGGCGATCTACGATCAAGACGCAAGTGCGTCTGGCGTCGTGAACGTGCCGATGGAGCCAGTGAACACGGTGACGGCCATCGTCGACGTGCTCACCAGAAACACGGTCAGTGTGGCGCAGTCAAACCACGACATCAGAATGAACCGCGTCAACTACCCGAAGGGGATCGCAGACGTCGCAACGAACTGGAACACGACCGCACCATGGGTCATCGGACGATACGGAGCCAGCTCACTGTACGACGCTGACGTCGACATTGCTGAGATCATCGTCAGCCTCCGAGCCTGGAGCCGCGACGAGCGCAAGTGGATCGAAGACTACTTCGCTGAAGAGTGGGGCACGCCATGAGCAGCATCATCAGCGACCTCGACGCATACCTTCAGGCTGCAGGCTTGATCGGTGAATTCACCAGTGCAGATGTCGCCGAGTTCCAAAAGTTCCTTCGAGAGATGGCTCACGCTGAAGGAAGCGCTGTCGAGCTTGTTCTCAGCTCAACCCTGTTCGATGCGTCGGCCATGGGCAGACTGATGGACGAAGGCATGATCACGCACTGGAGCCAGGACGAGAAGACCGGCGACTACCTCATCAAGAGCGACAAAGAGAGGATGAAGCGATTCAGCATGAAGAGCCTTCTTCATCTCAGGATCATGAGGGCCGTAACAAAGCCAGAGCGAACGTCGTGGTCGAGCTCGCCATCTTGAACTCGAAACGCTGATGTCGACATGCAATACTCTCGACCCGGCGAGGATGAAGTATGACATTCGGCAGCAGCAGCTTCGGCACCACACCACTTGGCGTCCTGAGCGACGATGGGCTGCCGCCGCTCACTGGCGTTTTTGCTGCCACGGAGGATTCTGACACGCTCGCTGCGTTCGCCAACGATGGGACAGGTGCCGCGGCTGTTGCCAATTTCGCGGCAACGGAAGCTCCTGACACGATGGTGGCTGCTGGCTCCATCAGCAATACGCCGCTTGGCGTCGTCATCCTCAGGAACGTTGGCGCCATCTACGGGAACAACGTCGTCTGGCTGGACGACATCGAGAGCACGGCCGCATTCGCCTCAACAGAAGCCAACGACACGATGGTTGCCCTGGGCAACGCCGTCGTCAGCAGCACGATGTCGGCAGTCGAAGGCGACGACACGCTGGTTGCCCTGGGTGACATCTACGCCAGCGGCGTGTTCGCTGCCACAGAAGACGCTGACACGCTGTCGTCATCCGGTGACGTGTACGCCAGCGGCTTCGTGAGTGCATTCGAGGCCGACGACACGCTTGCTGCTTCAGGGTCGTTCCTTGCCGTTGGATCACTGGCATCGACCGAAGATGAAGACACGCTGTTTGCTCAAGCCAGCATTGTCGTCGGTGGATCGCTGGCTTCGACGGAGGCCGACGATGCCATGTTCGCGTCTGGCGACATCCTCGCCTCTGGCGGCATGGCTGCGATCGAAGGCGACGACACGTTGGTAGCCACAGCGAATGCCGTGCTGAACGCTTCTCTGGCGTCGACTGAAGCGGACGACACGCTTTCTGCGACCGGTGTGATCGGCCTTGTTGGCAACCTGGCATCGACTGAAGCGGACGACACGCTCTTTGCGACTGGCGTTATCTCGGCCGTTGGCGCCATTGCGACCACCGATGATGACGACACGGCAGAGATCTCCGGCTACATCTACGGCTCAGGTTCACTGGCTGCCTCCGAAGAAAACGACACGCTGTCGGCCGCTGGGTCTGTTTCTGCTGTCGCTATCTTCAATGGAACCGAGGACAACGACACACTCTCTGCGTCTGGCGTGGCTGATGTGATTGGCTCTGCTGCCATGCATGAGGATGACGACGTTCTCGTCGCCGTCGGACTTCCTGTCTTCGTTGACTCTCCTGAGCTGAGCGCTCGCGGTGTTGATGCAGCGATCCAGCTCAAGTGGAATTTGAACCCGCTGGTTGTGCCGCTGCAGTTCGAGCTCTTTCGGTCAACGACGACGTTCCCGCAGTTCCACGGCGATGGCGACCTCATCTACACAGGGCTCGACTACGCGTTCATGGACACGGATGTCGTCGGGGACGTGCGCTACTTCTACACCATCTTCGCCTTGACCGAGACGACGCCAGAGATCAAGTACACGCCTTTCGCAACCAAGGCGACTGCGTTCGCCTCGCTGCGCATCGTCATGAAGGCCAGCGTTGTCACGGAAGAGTACCAGCCGAAGCGTGGTGAGTTTGGGGCCGCGGCAGCGCCCATTCGATTCCAGCGCGCCAGCAAGGCGTGGGGCGACATCGAGCCAGGAGGCATCCGCCGCAGCGACATCCTACTGTTGCAGCCTGGAGCGCCAACCAATGTCGTCGCGCCTGTCGCTGGAACCATCTCGGCGGTGCGCGGCAACAGCCTGACGCTCACGAGCGCAGTCGGTGGCTTCCGTTTCGTCTTGCGCGGACTCGATGCCAGCGTCACTGTCGGCGACGAGGTGCGGGTTGGAGCCAGCATCGGCACACTGCAGGATCGCAGCCTGGAATTCGAGATCTTCAAACTGCCCGTCGGCACCTTTGGCACCAGAACCGTTCGCCCAGCGCGGTTCTACCTGGAGATCGACGTGCGCGACGGCCGAGGTTAGCCAATGACGATGACCGATGTCATTCGTGTTCGTGTCTGGATCGAAGGCGTCCTTCTGCCTGATGCTGCGTTTGGCGGCATCGACACAAACTCAGCGGCCAGGGGTGGCGCTGGCGCAACGTTGTCGATCCTCAACATTCCTGGCATGCGACCTGAGGAGTGGGGGCGCGCTCGCTGCGCCGTGGCGTGGAGCAACGTCGAGATCAGAAAGACCCGAGGCGAAGACTGGCCGATGCTGTACGACGGAGAGATCGTCGCGTACGGCGACCACAAGAACCCGATGAGTCGCAGCGTCCAGTTTTCGCTCAACAGCGAGGACATTCACTTCGATCAGTGCCGTCTGTACTACTTCAATCGAGATACGGGAGCCAACGTCATCAACGTGCCGAAGACAGCGTACTTCTTCGGCAACTCGTCGATCGAAGAGAGCATTGCGGCACCCGGTCTTGACACCGTCAATCGTCTCGTCGAAGCCATTCGTGCGCAGGGGAACGCCCCGCTGCCATCGAGCATGCGCACGGCTTTCAAGGCAACGCTGAGCACGAACTTCTTCTTTGAGCGAGCTCGCCAGCAGCTTGGTCTCGATCGACGCTTCGGCGTGGCGAAGGATGACTTCGCGGCTCTCTTGTACTCGAAGAGGGACCTGTTGTTCTCGCAACTGGAAAACGGCGTCGCCGTTCGCGAGGGCGACACGCCTATTCGACAGATCATCGAAGAGATGCTCTCGAAGTTCCGCTACGGCCTGACGGTGAACCCGCAGCCAACCGTGATTCGTGGCGGCGACAAAACCGACTTGTCCCCCATCACCGAACAGCGAAACCAGGCGCTCGCATCGGCCGAAGAGATCTGCATTCGCCTGCTGGGTGTTTCGCCTTCGATGGTGCCCATCACCGAGCGAACGACGGACGAAGAGATCAAGGTCATCGCGCTGAAGATTGCGCACCCCACGACCCGTGCGAACCTCTTCCCGGCTGCAGACCTCAGCCTCGAAGGCGTCAGCCTGCTCAGCGATCCGGCGACCAGCACCGGCGACATCCAGAGCTACATGGATGAGATTGGCCCCAGCATCATCGAGTCGTTGAAGCTGATTCGCAGCGAGCTGTTGCGCGCCGCAAGCACAGCGACGACACGAGCTGCCGTCGAGGTGATGGACGAGGACGCAGACTTCAGGGATTACGTCGCTCAGTTCATGCTGCTGCCAGACATGCAGCTGGCGGCGATCCCTCGTTGCAATGTGATCTTTCCGAACGAGAACAGCAGCTACAGCACCAGCAGGAACTTTCTGCAGGAGCCGACGCGCACCATGAAGTCGGTGCCCACCGTCAATGGCGCCTCGGATGAAGTCTACTTCGCTCCTGGCAATCTCTCGACGACTGCCGTCAAGAAGACACCGGTCACGACGTACACCGGCAACTTCTCCATGTGCCCGCCTGTGCTTGTAGCTGGCGGCATCAGCAAAGTGATGGGGAGCAAGTTCGGGAACCGACAGGACCCACTCAACAGCACGGAGACCAAGCTCAAGGCTCACAGGGGCATCGACCTCCGCGTTCCCAAGAGAACGCCAGTGCTCTCGGTGCTGGATGGCACCGTCATGTCGTCCCAGCTCGACAAGCCAAAGGCTGGTGGCCTGTACGTGGTGATCCAGCATGTCGGGAACGACTATACGAAGTACATGCACCTGCTCTCGTCTTCAGTGAAGCCTGGAGACACGGTCAAGGCTGGCCAGCAGATCGGATTCAGCGGTGGTGATCCAGCCGACGGGCTCAGCGCTGGCGGCAGCACTGGTCCACATCTTCACTTCGAGCTGCACCGCGGTAGCCGGTCGAATCCGGTGAACCCGGCCGACTTCCTGTTCAAGTGCCAAGACGCGTTCGACAAGAGCGTTGGCAGCGGCAGCGTGTTGGCGACGTCGTCGGCAGCCACGGAGATCGCGGCCGTTGACGAAGAAAATGCGCAGACGATGGCTGACGGCATCAACAACACCAGCGAGAAGCCGTTCGCTGATTTCGAGTTCCTGACGCCCGCAGAAGAGGTCCTTGGCATCGTTCCGAACATCGACACGTCGATGGATCGAACCATGACCACGTACTCCGTGCAGGGTGGAGAAGATGGCCGGAAGAAATACCTGCAGCAGCTGGTGGAAGCCGATCATCAGTCAGCCAGGTACAGTAGCCGAAGCTTTTCGCCGGTGACGATGCCGTTCACGCCGCGACTCGTCGCAGGAATGCCCGGTCTCATCGTCGACAACTTTCGACCCGTGATCGTGTTCATCGAGTCGGTGCATCACTCCTATAACCCAGCTGGCGAGGCAACGACGACGGCGTCGGTGCGCGGCTACCGGTTCTGGGACGAGGGCGACCCGTACTACTGGCGCGGCGGCAGGGAAGCATTCAAGGAGGCAACCAAGGATCAGGATGGCGTCAAACAGCCGGACCCTGACGTCGCCAACTTCCCTGGGTTCATGCTGCCCTCCATCTTCGCGACCAACAGCTACGAAGGTCCGCCTGAGACCAGCAATGAACCGTTTGGCGGCAAGAACCAGGCACGTCCGAACGATGCGTTCTTTGAGTCGATGATCGGGTGCAAGGGGCTGCCGTACTACTACACGGAGCGCCAGAGCCCCATCACCGGCGAGACCTTGTCGTACAACGCCTTCATTGGCCACCTCGTGAACTACTACCGGGCGCTGGTTGACACCAGCCACGAGGCTGCCTCTGGTTTTGTGGACAGTTTCACCTCTCGCTCGTCAATGCACGTCGACGAATACTTCCTGCAGCTCCTCAAATGCCAACCGGGCGCAGGCGGCTACAACGGACCCGCATTCCGTGCAACAATCAGGGCCGTCGTTTTGGACTACGTGGCCAAGGTCAGCTCGTCGCACGCATTCAGAGGGTGAACATGCAGCCGAATCAAGACTCAGAAGAAGCGCTCGCCCTGGCGTTCCAGCGTGGAGATCTCGAAGCGCTGCGTCGCCTTCGGTCGAGGACGAACGACTTGGTTCTGGCTTCCAGCCGACGGTTCCAGACGGGACCGGGCCACATCCCGGTGACGGTGCTCAACGCCAAGGCCGATGAACTCCTCGTCGACGCTGCTCGCACGTACAAGCCTGGAACCGGTGCGACGTTCAGGACGCACCTCTTCAACCATCTGCGTCGCCTGGATCGGTTCACCAAGGCGAATGCGAACATTGCGCACAAGCCAGAAGCTCGCGCGAACATGATCACAAACTTCAATCAGCAGTACGCTCTGCTGGCTGACAAGAAACAGCGGCCGCCGACGCCAAGCGAGATGGCTGACCACATGTCGATTCCTGTCGAGCATGTCCAGCTCATGATGAGTTCGCAGCGTCGAGAAATCCCATGGAGCCATGGGACTGGCACCAGCAACGCCTCCATGAATGAAGCGCACGTCAACATGGTGCTCTCGAACATCCGCCACGAACTCACTCCTGATGAGATCAAGGTGTTCGACTACCTCATGGGCACCAACGGCAAGAAGAAGACAGCGGTCGGCGGCGAGATCGCCAAAGGCACTGGATTCAGTCAGGCCAAGGTGAGCCAGCTGCGCACCGCCATCGCCAAGAAGATTCAGCCGCACCTGTCTGGGATGACGGCACGGAGCTTCGCGTGAACCCAAGCGACATCCAGACCTCAGCCGAGCTCAAAGCCGAGCTGTTGCGGACCGCGGCCCAAGCGGAGTCGGACGCTGCTGTCGACAAGCAGGCGCTCTTTGGTGACGCTGCTCTGCCGAGCAGTGACCTCAGCGCCTTCGACGTCGCCTTCGAGGCCATTCGGCAGCAGGTGCTCTCGCAGATGTCGACTGGAGCAGACCAGCTCCTGGTCATTGCGTTGCAAGAGGCCGTGAGCCTCATCGACGACCTTCGTGCACTGGTTGACGAGATTGGCCTCAACGCCATCCAGATGGGCCTCGCAGCAGCCAGCGGCGTGCTGATCCCGCCCACAAGCGACGACCTTGACGACTACAGCGACGAGGTCAAGGAGGCACAATCGCAAGCTCGCTTGGTGGGGCGTGACCTCGCCAACGCGCGCGCGCGTCGCGAGGCGGCCCGCACTGGCCAGCTTGTGGCGACGGCGACACCCACTGAGCGCGAAGACGCCGTCGACGTCAACGGGAGCTTCGTCACGGCTGGCAACAACAGCGCCACGCGGCCAGGCACCAGCACGAACCAAGCACAGCAACTGCAGGAGATGCTGCGGGCGCCGATCTTGACGCGCCTGCACTACGTGGCCATCTGCACGGCGTTGGCGCAGCTTTCTTCGTCGAGAGCGGCCCAGCAGAAAGCCCAACGGATTCACACCAAGCTGAAGACACTGATCGACCAGATCAAAAGGGTTCTGGATGAGGGGTTTCTTGGTGTGCTGCAAGACTCGATTCAGGAGCGCGCCAACGCCGCCGTCACCGGCCTGGTCGACACCCTGCAGTCGAAGCTTGACGCCATTGACGCTTTCACGAAGACAATCGCCGGTCTGCCTGGCGCGCTGGTCTCGACTGTTTCAGCCATTGGCGACATTGGTGACCAGACGCCGCTGCTGAACAGCCTCGGCACGCTGTGTGGCATCAAGGGGTCGCGGTTCTGCGACTTCCAGGGTTTGCTCGACATCGCTTCGAGCCTCGACGGCGACCTTGGTCTCAAGTTCCCGAAGCTGCCCATGGTTGGGCGCATTCAACTTGCTCTCGTGGTCAGCGGCCAAGATCAGGTGGCAACGATTCCGGTGATCCCTGGGCAACAGGCTGAACTCATCCTTGTCGAGGCTTCGCCAGCGGGCTCAACACAGATCAAGGCAAAGTTCTCGGGAGACGACCGACCGACGACGACGAACTCTGCCGGTGGAACCAGTGAGCGGCCAGACGCCTTCGGCAACGGAGCAGGATCGCTGACACTGCGATCGCCAGGAGCATCGGTCTCAGAGACGGTGCGCTACACGAGCGTCACGTTCTCGAATGGCGTCTACACCTTCAACCTCGCGACACCGCTGGCGTCTCGCCATGCGCCATGGATGGTAGCCAACACGGACACCGCACAGCTGGCTGGCTGGAACGATGACACTCGGTTCCTGCCGGGGAGCCAGTTGCGTGTGCGGATGCCGACATCGCAGCGTCAGAAGGATCTGGTTGTCCCGTCGAGCATCCTCATTGGCGGCAACGAGACGTGGTCGCGCAACGGCACGTACAAGCGCATCTCGTCGACGGTCATCGAATCGACGACACAGAACACGTCAACGCTGCGAACCTTCAGGTCTTGGCACATCGGACAGCGTATCCTGGTCAACGGCGCCGCCATGTTCATCGACGGCATCACCGACGGCGGCAACTCTGGGTACGATCGCGCGACGCTGAGCGCCTCCATTAGCTCTGCCACGACTGGCAGCTACTCCATCAACTTCAGCAGCTCAGAGATTCGCGACCTCGTCAGCGTCAACGACGTGGCTGGATCTCCTCAGATCCTGCAGCTCGGCATGAGCAGCCTTATCGGGCGAGATCACCAGCGTCTTGTGCTTTCGGCCCAGAAGACGCTGCGTGTCGTTCCTGATGCTGTTGGCGCATTTCTGTCGTCATCAGAGTCGCCAGCCAACCCAAACGTCCGCACGAACACACGCACGCTTCCAGTCGGCAGCACCGTGGTTCGCGGTCGCTTCCTCGACTCGACTCAGGCCGCCATCTTCACGCCGATCATCACAGGTCTTGGATCTGGCAGTCTCACCATCGCTGGAGGTTCTGATCTCTCATGGTCAGCGGTCGTCTCCGAGCCTGATGACGTTCTTCGCTTTACGCTGTCGACGCCAACGACGGTGGCAGCAGAGCAAGCCGCGGCCGTCGAAGTCGAGACGACGAGCATGCTCACGCAGTTCTCTCTGACGTTTGACATGACATGGTCTGATCCTCTGGACAATGCTCTTCGCCAGATTCTGGTGATGATGAACCGGATCGAGTCTCAGTTCTGCAAACTGCTCTCTGGGAGCAGCCAGGAGATGGCTGGCAACATGGCCATTCTTGCTGCTGGCGCGACGGCGGCCAGCCTGTCCCTGACCGCGACCAGGTTCATGCTGGTGGCCTGGCTGGCTCCGCTGCTCATCAATAACGACATGAGCTCGCTGGTGTCCCAGCTGCAGGCAATGGGCGCTGTGCGGGCGGCGCAGGCGTTGCGGGAGGGCAGGGTCGAAGACTTCGTGGCGATGAAGCCAAGCGAATCGACACAAGCCGGGGCCAGCGAAACCCTGATTGAGGAGCTCCGCGGAAGACTTCGTGACGAGAACGAATACGCGGCTTACGCTGCGGCCAGTGCACAAGTTTCTGGGCAGCACAACTCGGTCATGATGGCCGGAGCCGTGACTGCCGACATCAAGATCGCCCAGCGTGACGAACTTCAGCGACGTGAGCAGGCCGCAAGAAATCTGAGACGGTTGGCGGAGGACATCCCCGTATGAGCGACATCAGCCTCTTCACCTTGGACAGAGACGGCATCGTCGTCTTCAGCATGAAGGGCATCGATCGCGAGGTGTCTGGGCCGGCTGAAGCGCTGCAGCTTGTCGCGAAGTGCATGCTCACCGAGCCAGGCAGCGACGCCTTTGCTCCCAGCGACGGCGGCGGCGTCAAGGACATGATGGCCAAGGGGATGCAGGGCGTCGAGAGCACCCGAGTGGATGCCGCCATCATCGTACGCAAGACGATGGAGACCATCCGGCGCACGCAGCGCAGTGACCGCCCAGCCAATGCCACCGTGGTTGCGCTGGAACTCGTTGACGCCGTCCCAGTCCGCAACGACACCAAGATCATCATGCGTGTCAGAATTCGTCTGCAGGACGGCAGTTCTTTCGTTTCAGGCTTCCGAGGTGTCTATGGTTGACGATCGCTACCGCGCCAATGCCGAGTCCTACATTGCCGGCGTCATCAAAGCCGACAACCCAGACATCAGCGTCGACGGCGCTGGCGTCAGCAGCCTGATCGTAAAGCCAGGTGGCGCCATCGCCAGCGCCTTCCTGCAGGAGCTGGAGCACACTCGCAGCGCTCGCGACATCAGCGACCCGGAAGCGATCAGCGAAGAGGACATGGACCTGAACCTGTCCACCCTTTTGGTGCCGCGTCTGCGTGGCCTCAAGTCGACTGGACCCGTCAACATCCACTTCACGACGCGCACGCGAAAGCAGCTCACGGCGGGCACACGGGTCAGCACCAGGGACCAGCAGTACGTCTACGTCCTCGACAACGACCTCGTCTTCGAGGAGTTCGATTTCATCGCGAATCCCGACGACGGCACGTACTACGTGCGCGCAACATTCTCAGCCGAGAACGAGGGCGAATCGTACGATCTGGACATCGGCCAGATCAACACCATCATCGACAACAACGTCGGCGCCTCGTACGTCAGGAACCCGGAGCGCTTCCAAAGCGGCGAAGACGCACAGTCGAACACCGGCTACCTGCGCTACGTTGGCCGTGGCGTCAGCGTGCGAACACCCGTCGTCAGCGACGGTGCAACCTTCACCGTTCAGCAGCTCTTCGGCCTCAAAGTCCTGGACGTGCTCAACGTCGGCAATGGCGACAGCGAGATGCTGCGAGACGAACTCCACCGACAGCCAGATGGAACCCTCGATCTGCTGCCGACTGGAACCCCCACCGGCATCCACATTGGCGGCCGCAGCGACATCTACCACTGGTACAAGCGCGTCAACTACATCGAGGTCACGATCGACCTGAGCACTGACCTGGTGCTGATCTCAGCGTCATCTGTCGGCGCTGCATCGATCGTTGCAGGCCTCGCGAATGGTGTGACTGCAGTGAATGCTGTCCCCCAGAGTGGGAAGCTGGTCATCGAGCTTGGCGCTGGCCGCGAAGAGACGGTGCAGTACACGTCGTGGACCTTCAACACGACGACGCAGCAGTACACGTTCCAGCTGGCGACGACGCTGACTCAGCCGCACAGCGCGCAAGCCACTGTCAAGATCGCTGGCGATGGCCGTGTTGCCATTGGTCCGGGAACCAAGATCGATCGCCTCCCGGTGCTGCGTGTGCAAAGCGTTCAGCTGTTGGACCCGTTGACGCTGTCCCCTGTTGGCGACTTGGTTCCGAAGACCACTGCCGCAAGCCGCAAGCCAGGCTGGTACATCTCGGACATCAACAAGTTCAACCACCTCAGCGCCAAGGAGACCAAGACGCTGGTGATTGACGAGAAGGTTGATGTCGACGGCAACAGCGCAGTGCACGACACCAATGGCGTCACCAGCGCAGGAAGCCGAACGCTCACGTCGACGACGGTGAACTTCACTGGCCGCAAAGGACAGACAGTGACGTTGACGTTCGCGGATGGGACGAAACGCTCGTTCCCCATCATCGGCTTGCTGTCTTCGACGTCGGTGTTCCTTGGTCCAGATGGCGTACTGCCGACACAGTCTGGTGTGACGATCGACATCGAGGCGCAGTCTGGTGATTACCTCCAGTACGCCATTCGCGTCGGGTACTACACCCACGTCGAAGCCATGTCGTTGCAGGAGCAGCTGGACACTCCGCGCAAGCGTGTCGTCACCAGCAACATCCTGAGCCGGCTTTTCTATCCGGTCTTCCTCGACTTCAAGCTCCGCTACAAGGGGACAGGGACCGAAGCCGACGTTCGCGAGGCCGTACTGCGCCTGATCCAGCAAAGCCAAGGCAACGCCCTTGGCGAGAACGACGGCGCCAGGTTCGAGGCCAGCGACATCATCGCCGCAGCCTACGAGGACAACCTGGCGACGTACGTCGAAATGCCATTCGAGATCAAGGTGACGACTGTTCACCCAGACCAAGCAGATACCGTGTCGTGGGTCTCGCCCAGCATCAAGACCATCGTGCCCATGGTCATCTCCACCAGCGCCATCGCCAATGATGGCTACGTGCGGGCTCGATTCCCAACGGGCACCGCCGCGGTCGCCATCCCTTCCACCGGAAAACTCTTCCTGGGCGCCTTCGAGACCAACAAGGAGGTCGTGAACTACACCGGCTTCTTTGTCGCCGAGGACGGGCAGTATTGGTTCATGGTCGACGGACAAGTCACGTACACGCACCAGACGGCTGAGCCGCTCTCTGTGACGGTTGCCGACTACGACCCAGCCAACGTCATCACCGATGGCGTGATCAGTGCCGACAGAATCCATCGACCATACTTCGGCGTCGTCGCCGTGGAGAAGATCCAGTGAAGATTGTGTACGGAGACCTGTTCCAGGTCATGAAGAACGGGTACGACGCTGTCGGCATCCCGACCAATGGCCACACCAACAACTCAGGCTTGGCGACCATGGGTGCAGGCGTCGCCAGGGCTGCCGTGCAGACCTTCGGCATGTGGATTCGAGAGTTCCTCGGCGCGAAGATCGACCGCCACGGCAACAATGTTCATGTGCTGCAGGCGCTCAATGCTGACGGCGACCCCATCAAGAGTCCGCCGTTCATCTTCAGCTTTCCGACGAAGCACCACTGGAGCGACAAGCGCAGCGACATGGCGCTCATCGAGAAGAGCGCTGAGCAGCTCAAGGCTGTGATCGCGGCCAACAAGTGGAAGTCGGTCTGCATGCCGGAGCCCGGAACCGGGATGGGTGGATTGCAGTGGGACGACGTCTCGAAGATCCTGGAGAAGCGCTTCGGCGACGAGCTGACCATCGTGCGACTGCTCGGGACCTGACTCCAAAGGGGATCGCCTTTTGGAGTTCACAGTCGCGCTGACCGATGCCATATCTGGGGCATGAACAAGAAAGCAGCCTCACTCTTTGCGGTCATCATCACAGCCATCATCGCGGTGGCGTGTGAGCCGCCGTCGCGCGCTCTGAGCCACGAGAACAGCGGCAACATCCAGGTTGGCGTCGAGCTCGTTGGTCACATCCCGAAGCACGACTGCGACATCTATCGCATCACCAACGCCATCGACTACCAAACGGTGGCTGTGATCTGCCAGAAGCCAGTGCAGGATGTGACGTCGGAGGAAGAGCACGCTGAGAGCTGTGGGAAGAACTGCACGCGCATGATCCGCAACACCACTGTTGTCACGGGCGCATCCAAGGATTGACCGGCTCGATGGCAGGCATGTAGAATCCTGCTGCCTTGGCGCTTGTACCTTGTCGGTGTTACCCCTTCCGCCAGACGAGGACGAGACGACGAGGCTCGTCATCCTGCCGGTCGCCGCTGTGTCCCACCCTCCACTCAACGGCGACCGGCAAGGGTGATTTGATCCAGACACGAAAAAGCCGCCTCCAGGGCGGCTCTCTCGTCTGACGATGTCGGCGTCGTCAGGTTCGCACTCAGGCTTCAGCGGCGCCAGGCGTGAAGCTGTCGTCGGTGTGGTCGGCGTCAGCAGCGGCCACTGGCGTGTTCTCGCTGGTGTCGACCGCCGCGGCGGCAACGGCCTTGGCCTTCTTGGCTTTCTTGGTCACGATCACGATCTCAGCCTTCGCGGCCTTGGCTTTCTTCGCGGCAGGCGCCGCCTTCTTCGAGGCCTTCGCGGCCTTCGCCGCCGCCTTCTTCGGCTCAGCCTTGGCCTTCGCCTTCGTGGCCTTGGCCTTCTTGGCGGCGGGGGCCGCCTTCTTCGCAGCCTTCGTGGCCTTCTTGGCTGGGCCAGACTTGGGCGCCTCATCGAAGTGCCACGCGTCGACAGTCGAGCAGCGGGGCGTGTAGTAGTGGACGTTGCCCTTCTCGTCGGTCGAGGCCACGAGGTACCGGCGATGAGCGCTCTGCGGGGTGCGGGTCTCGACACGCGACGGCAGGGTCTTGGCGGGGACGTGCTTCCACGCGTCGACGTTCTCGGCGAGGAACTTCTTGACGACGCCAGACTTGACGTTCCACTCGCCGCGGACCTGCGAGGACCACTCGACCGTGGTGCCAACTTCGATCCGAGGCTTGTAGGCGGCAGGCGCCGCGCTCTTGGCCTTCACCTTGGCAGCCTTGGGGGCCTTCGTCGCCTTGGCAGTCTTCGCGGCTTTCGCCGGCTTCTTCTTCGAGTTCTTCTTGCTGGCCATGTGATTCTTCCCTTGCGTGAGCGGTTGGACTTCCCTTATAGGATCGATGCAGATGATCACAGCCTCGGATCGGCTGTCAACACGAAACTGGAGGAAATAGTGAGCGTTCAGACGAATACCAGCATCAAGAAGATGATTTCTGAAGACGAGATCATCATGAGGCCCATGCGCCCGGAGCAAATCAACAACGGGAGCGTCGACGTCACACTGGGCCGGTTCGCGTGGCGCCTCAAGGACAAGTTTCGTAACGACTTTGATCCAAGCAAGCCGCTGATTGGGCAGCTTTGCGTCTGCCCAACGGCCATGGTCGGACACGACATCTTCGACCTTGTCGACATCCAGCGAGACCACGGAGGTCAAATCTGGTTCGGCCCTGGTGAACGGATGATCATGCACACGCATGAGTTCATCGGAAGCCGACATCGCTCCCTTCCAGAAATGCGCGCAAAGAGCTCGTCCATGCGGTGGGGGTTCACCTTGTCAGGGGACGCCGGATGGGGTGATGTAGGCTTCTTTTCGAGGTGGGCAACGGAGCCCGTCAACTTCAATCCATGCCCAATGGTTCTGGCTGTTGGCCAGCTGGTCGGCCAGGTCATCTTCCACGCCGTCGAGACACCGGAGGCTGGCACCCTGTATCACGAAAAAGGGAACTACCAGAACGAGAGCGACATCGAGGAGATCATCAAGAGCTGGCATCCGCGCGATCTTTTGCCAAAGAGGATGAAAGTCGTTCCATTTGAAGCGATGAACGACGCGGACCGTTTTGGAGTGCAGCCATAGGCATTGAGCTACCCAGGCGGCCTCGGTCTGTAGTACGCTGCCGACCGTGGCCAACCTCGACACCAACCGCATCTGGCAGGCACTCGGGACCTTCTTCTCCGAATACTTCCCGGAGGAGGAGCGTCGGTACTGGGATTCGTACTGGCTGTCGTTTGCAGACATCTGCTCCGACCTCTGGGGATACGCCTACCAGATCGACCAGTGTCGATCCGTTTTCTCGGCGCCAGCGTCCTACGAGCGCCTCAACGTCATGCTGAACCCAGTCCTGCAGGAGCAGTTGCCGCTGCTCTCGATGCAGCTGTGCTCGGTGTCATCTGTTGGTGGCGTCAACGTCGTGCGTGGCTTCGTTCCGCGCAGCAAGCTCAGCTTCAAGAAGAACGACATCCCTGGCCGTGGGCTGATTCGCATTGGCGTCGACGTCGTTCCCTATGTTGCCGTCAACGTGATCACGGTGCCATCTGGCCCAATGGCTGGGTATGTGAGCGAGGCAACGTTCACACTGGGCAGTGTGCTGCCACACAACTACGTCGACACCATCGACCTGAACGAGTCGTTCACCAAAGACTTTGTTGATCTCGCTTTCCGCGTGCCACAGGTGCCAGGGCAGACGTACATCGATGCCACCAGTGACGGCGTCGACGTCACCCTCGACCAGACAGGTCTCTTGGAGATCGGTGTCGCTGGCTACAACCGCGAGTTGCTGGAGTACCAAAGCTTCTCTCGATCCGGCGACCGCTACGTCTTCACCTTGCCGAGCACCTTCAAAGCTCCTGGTGGCGGCGTGCCGCCGAAGACGTCATTCTTCCACGCGCAGGGCGAGCGGGTCCGGGTCTCGAAGCTGATGTCGAGCACCGGCCGGTGGCAGTTCTTTGGTGCCGGACCGGTCCGCGTCTACAACGACAGCGCCGCAGTCATCAGCATCGACAACGAGCCATCCAGCAGCGCCTGCAGCGCTGTGCTCTCGGACACCCGCCGTATCCAGAGCAACACCGACTTCGACATGGAAGTCACTCTGATCCTGAACACGTGGATGGAGCCCACCGGCGACAGCGACCGCGCTGCAGGTTTCCGTGTGAGCGTTGGCCCACATGTGCACGATGTCGCGCTCCGCACGCGCCGTGTGGGCGCAACCACCCTCCACACCCTGGTTGCCACGACGCCGGATGGAGAGACGGTGCGACTTCTGGCCGAGAAGCCAGAGCGAGTCGTCTTCCGCATCGCCAGGACCAAGAACACGATTGAGCTTCAGGCCAAGGTCGATGACGAGCCTGACTTCAGAACCCTGTCCTCACGAACCGTACCCGGCCTTGCCTCGGCGATGGAGCTGTTCTGCCTGGACACGGGCACCGGCACGCCATCGCTGCTGCGTTTTGACGAGATCGTTCGTCGGCTCGGACAGGCTGTTGGCAGCCAGCGGCTGGAGTCATCGTTCACCGTCAGCGACAGCTTCCCCTGGCGCTACAGCGTCGACGTGAATGTCGCGACGGCGCCACGGCTCCAAGAGGAGCCCAAAGCTCGCGCTCAGAACCTGAAGACCGTCTTCGATGTGGCAGAAAGCGGCGGCGCATCCATCCGCTGCGAGGGCGTTGGCGACGATTTCTTCGCCGCCGCCGTCCCACAAAGCGGCGTGCTCGTCATCGCAGGAAAGCGAATCGTCTACGACAGCATCTTGCGTGTTGGACCAAAGACTTTCGACTTCTTCGTCCGCGGCGGGAAGATCGATCCAGATCTGATTCCCATCGCCATGGGCACTGACGCGATCGCGCGCACCCGGACGCTTTCAACGTCCGAGTTCCAATTCAACGGCGACAGCACGTTGTGGTTGCGCGACCCTCCGACTCGCAGCCAGTTGTGGGCGCCGCTGGCGCATGTCGATGAGCACGAGATCCAGAAGATCTACGGGCCGCTCGTCGGCATGGATGCCGTCAAGAGCAGCGAGAGCTACGCCCGCCGCGTGCAGGGCGCGTTCTTCGCCCTCATGAACGGACCCGCGATCGAGAACGTGCACATCGGCGTTCACCTCGCTCTCGGCCTGCCTGCGGCCAAGATCGACGGGGTCGTGACCGAAGTCGCCGTGCAGCGTGACGCGGTTGGCCGGGTCATCCGCCAGACGATGACGATCTCCGGCGCTGACGGCGTCGCCATCCACGAGCTCGACCCAGGCCTGCCCTCGCTGTGGAGCGTCGGCCTCGGCGACCGCGTGGAGAAGTTCCAGCCTCTGACGTCAGGCGTTGAAGTGCTCGACGTCGAGACAGATCCGAACTGGGGCACCCGGTTCGGTGGCACGGCGCCGACGGAGAAGAGCCTGGAGCGCTGGAATGCATTCGGCGTTCTCGCTGACGTCTCGGCGCTCGGAGATGACGCCAGCATCTACGACGCCGTGAAGTTCGCGATCCGCATCAGGCCTCTGTGGGCCAAGCTCTACTTCAGCTTCACGATGGGTGAACTTGGTCACGAGCACCTGCAGGTGTCTGACGACAGCTTCTTCACGCAGTCTGTCGGCGACATCGAAGACATCAGCTTCGACCACGGGACACCGCCGCTGCCAGGTCAAGAGCAATTGCGGATGGGTGACGGCCACAAGATGGGCTGGGGCAAGTTCATGGGTGACCACAACCTGTGGAAGCCGTTCCCTTTCATGAGCCCATTCCTGCACATGGGGATCGGCTTGACGATGGGCATGGAGCCTCGTGTCGTCATTGGCGATCCAGATCAGGATGGTCACGCCTACGAAGCGCTCACGGCAACCGCCATCGAAGAGGTCGATGTATGATCATCAGCGTCGCCACCAGTGATGGTGCAACCGGAGAACGGCTGCTCTTCGTCAACAAACACCGGAGCCCAGCGCTCTTGGCTGTGATGCTGGTCAGCCTTGGACAGCCTGAGACCTGGGTGCCATCCACGGGAGAGGTCACAGCGATCGTCAAACAGATGGACCTCATCGTCGTCGACGTCACCGTCATTGGCGCCTTCAACGGCACGCTGACGCTCTCGTCATCCGGTGGCCAATGGCTGGCGGCCAGAAACGTGGTCATCGGCGTCGGCGAGCGCAAGATCGTCAGGTTCCGCTTTTCGTTCAGCGAGCAGCGAGAGAAATCGCTGTCCTGATAGCGTTCAGCAAGTCTTTGTTTCTCGTGACGATGAAGTGTGGCATCATTCACGCCACCACGGAGCCTGTGAGCATGAACAACGCGGTCAAGGTCAAACATTCCGTGCAGGGCATCTTCCGCGGTCGGCAGATGATCGAAGTCGGCGGTCGCCGTTTCGACATCAACGATCCAGATGTCATGGAGATCCGGGACGAGCTTGCCGCCAAAGCCAGCAAAGACTTCGGCGTCAAACTGCAAAGCGTTCACCGTCACAACCTCGTCGTGAACAGTGGCCGCCTGATGACATGCCGCAAGCTTGCCGAGCGCGATCTGAACGCCGTCATCTACGCGGTGCAGTTTGGCGACTGCAAGGTCGACGGCGTCGTCAGCAAAGACCTCTTCCCTCCAGACCTCAGCGACAACCGCCTGGTCCGCGAGATCCGCACCATCGGCGGCGCGCCGGGTGCCACCTTCGAGCTCGACGGCTACGAGTACCCGGAGCAGGTGGTCAAGGTTGCACCGGCTGGCCTTCCAGGCTCGTTGACGGGCGGCGAGGTCTCGACGTTCACCGACGCCTCCTCGGACTTCGTGGTGGCGGGTGTCACCGACGACGATGTCGTCAACGCGGTCATCGGCGGCGAAAGCTTCACGCTGCCCATCAAGCGTGTCGTCGGCCCCCATGACCTTGAGGTCGAGAACAACGGCGGCATCGCTGGCGCCGGCATCTCGTACACGATCACGACACCAGCAGGGCAGGTCCTGTTCCGTAAGTTCGTCAGCGGTGAGAACTTCCCGACGTCGCTCTACGGACCGATGACCATCGCACACGAAGCAGGCCTCCTGTTCAGCGACGGCACACTCTTTAACCGCGTCGTATTCGCGCCAAGCTCGCCGACCAATGGGCTCATCTTCCAGCCGATGGACATCAACGGCGTCACGCTTGGCGTGCAGGTCGATTGGCTCATCGTCATCTGACGCGCCCGACACTGCTGCCGCCAGCACCATCTCGATCCAGATCGAACATCCCTGAGGTTCACCAATGACCACGAGCATCTTCCCCTGGTACAATGTCGATCTCGATGCAGGTCGATTCCTTGAGCTGTTCCGACAGGTTGTTCGGAGCGGCGTCGTCGAAGGCAGCGAGGTCACTGCAGGGTCCAGCGGCTGGAACATCAGCATCAATGCCGGCAAGGTCTTGGCTGACGGCAGCGTCGTCTACGACGACCTGACGAAGCTCAACCACACGAACCTCGGCCACGTCGCTGGCAACGATGGCCACTACGCCGTCTACGAGACGTACGCCTACGCGCCCACGAACCCGCCGCCAGCACCCGCCTACTTGGTAGCCGCAGCGACGCCGCCGCTGCAGCCGGTTGTGCCTGGTGGTGGCGTCAAGCTCGCTGACATCTTCATCCCGGACACGGCGACCAGCATCCTGAGCCCAGGCGTGCGCATCGTCAACGCGCCCAAGCTCTTCTCGCGCGCCGACAGCGGAGAGCTGATCGATCGTCTGGTGATGAGCATCGGCAACACGCAGACGCGAACGAATGGCGCCGTCAACTACGACGACACGACCGGCAACATCACGCTCACACAGAACCTCATCATCGAGGCCACGTGCTCGTCGCACCGTCAGCAGTTTGAAGAGGCCCCGCCGTTGGTCCGCGGCGTCATCCCTGCTGGCACCTACGCGGTCCCTGGTACGTCGCCGAACCGTGATGTGCTGGTGTACACCCTCTTCGACCGAAGCGTCCCGAACGAGAACCTGGCGTGCACGCTCAAGTTCTTGGATCGAAACGCTCCAGACTTCGGCAACGTCACGGAGCTTTTGCTGCCGTCGAACCACACCAAGATCAAGATCCTGGGCATCGTCAGCGGCACCCGCATGTCGCTGGTCGACCTGAACGGCCAAATGCCGCCGCCAGATGCTGATGATCGCAAGTTCTTGCGGGATGCTGCTGATGGACAGCACCTGTGGGAACTCGTCAGCGACAGCAAGTCGGTGGGTGGCCACAAGGCAGGTGTCTCGAACATCACGGCTCGTGACGCCATCGCCAGCGACCTGCGGAAGCAAGGCATGATCTGCTACGTCCAAAGCACTGGCCTGTTTTACGTGCTTGAAGGTGGCCTCACCAACAGCGACTGGCGCGTCTTCAACGACTCGAATTTCGCCATCGGCGGCCACCACGTCGTCGCCGATCAGGCAACGCTGCTGGCGATCCCCAGTAAGTATCTGCGCACCGGGATGTCGGCGTACCAGGTCGACACCAGCGCCGTGCGTCGCTGGAAAGAGAACATCTCGATCGGCACGCCCAACAACTGGGACTTTGAGTTCTATAGTCGCGGTGACGAGCTTGGCGCCAGGATCGGTGTCGACACCATCTACCCTGGCAACGAGTTCACGGCCAGCACCAAGATCGCAAAGCGAGAACTCAAAGCGCTGGCATTCCTCGGCAAAAACCCAGATGCGAATGCCGGATCTCGCGTCGTCAATGGCGGTGAGCTGGTGCCGTTTGAAGTCGGCAGCGTGCCGATGGCGCTCCTGCATCCAACGACCGCGATCACAGCCAATGCGACTGAGGGGGCCACCAGCTTCGTGCGCACCACCAGCGCCGTACAGATCAGCCTGAACACGGGCGTTCCGGCGTCGTTCATTGGTGGCGTGGTGCCCAGCTCGTACCCGTCGAACGTGTACTGCTTCCTGCGAAGCGATGGCTCGCTCCGGGCCAGCACCGTGGCGCCAGATTCCCGAGGTCGCCCATCGGCGGCTGACGCCACCTACACGACGAGCGACTACTGCTACGTCGGCATGCTGCGACCCAAGGCCAATGTCGGCGACTTCACGGCGGTGTGGGGCACTTTCAGCGTGAGCCACGACGGAGACGGACGTCGTCACATCATGTTCGACATGGATGAGACGGCTCTGTACGGGTCCAGCGTGTTCGGCTCCATCACGGAAGGCGTTCCGGAAACGATCGACACTGGTCCAGTGTCGGGTCCCGCCACACTGTTCCCGACTTCCATCGACGTCGACGCCAACCACCTCATCACGGTGGCCTGCGGCTCGGATGGTCTTGAGGCTGTACTGGAGGCGACCATCGGCGGCGCCATGATCACAGCTCGCGTTCTCAGCAACGCCACTCCGGCCGGCATCAACGGATCGGCGTTTGCCACCACCACAACGCCCAGCCGCGCAGACCGCCCCAGGGTCAAGCTCTCGCTGAACGTTTCAGCGGCGACAGGTGCTTTCCGCGCCTGCAAGCACGAGCTGCGCTACACTGGCATCCTTGAGAACGTCAACCGTCCGATCACCCTTCGCCAGAGCACGTTCCTGCCATGAGCCTTCCCACCTGCCGCATCACTGGAACCATCATCAACGCCCAAGGCTCACCTCGCAGCCGTGTGCGATTCACAGCAAGGATCAGCTCGACTGGAGATCTCCCATCTGCGGTCACCCAGGACACGGTGGCCGTCTTCACCGACGGGAACGGCCAGTTCGAGCTCGATCTTCTGCAAGGTGTCGAGGTGATTCTCATCTCTGAGGAACTGCGCTACTACAAGCGCACCACGGTGCCGAGCTTGTCCACCATCGACTTCAGGAGCCTGACATGAGCGAGTACGTCCAGATCTCTGGAGCCGGGAACCAGAACGCGCAGAACGTGTTGCGTGTGGTGTTCTCCGGCGCCGACCAGAGCGACATCCCACAGCTTCAGGCCTGGGCCGATTTCAACCTGAACACCACCAACATCGAGGCGCTGCAGGGTACGCCGGTCAACGGCGAACGCAGCATGCTCGTGGCCAAGAGCACGCACGCTGGACCCTCTGGCGTCGACTGGCCTGTGGGCTTGGCGCAGACGCCTGGTGGCGCTGTGGCCAACCGGCTTCGCGGCAACGACGCCTTCGTGCTTCTGGGGACCTCGGCCCCTGTCGCTCCATTCCCAGTGGCGCGGACCTTCAACATGGCCTTGCTGGTCCCTGCTGATGCCAGCCCTGGTGGCGTCGGCTTCCAGCCTGTGGTGGCCGTGAAGGTCTTCTACGCAGGCGCCCCGCCGACGATCGAATTCGAGTGCAACGAAGGCTCTGATGGATCGCCAGTTTGGCGGCCGCTGACCAGCTCGCCGCAGGGCGTCAACATGCCCATCGCCGCCAACAATGGGTTGCTGTTCACGGGGCCAAACACGGTGCCTGGCACTGGCAGCAACAATGGCAGCATCGACCCCATCACCAAGCCAGGCTCTGGTGAGAAGGTCGCTGAAGAAGTTTGGGTCCGGAGCCTCTGATGTTTTTCGCTGTCACCAAAGACGACAAGGTCATCAGCGGCCAGGAGCTGGAGTGGTCCGGGATTCCGGCCGATGTCGTGATCAAGTCGCTGCAATGCAAACTGAAAGACACCAGTGGGCGAGTGATCGCGAACTTTGAGGTCGAGGGTTTCGATGAATACGGCTTCCAGCGTTATGACCTTGTTGCTCAGCAAGGCCTCATTGGTCGTGGCATCCAGCTGCTCGCGCGTCGTGGTGAAGTTGTTGTCGTACACGACGTCGACATTCACTCCGGCACCACTCGCATTTCTTCGATCAGCAAAGACGCATGCTCCTACCGGAAAGATCTGTGGAGGTCTGGATGCTGACGGAAGGCAAGCAAAGGATCGACTTCGGCGCCAGGGTGTCTTTGTTTCCCGGCAAGGACACCTCCGAAAGCCTGCTCTTCTTCGACATGGTAGCGGTTGGCTTGGTCGCACGCATCATCGTCGAGCTCGACGCCAGTAAGCATCAGATTATCCGCGAAATCACGATGCACAAGTCTCCGTACGCGAGCCAGGAGTTCATCTCCTACATGGAGGAGTGCGGTTTCAAGGTGAACGTGGTCGATCATCTCGCTGGTGAGGTGGTCAAGGTTTCACCGTCGACAGACCTGAACCCTATCCAACCGCCCGATAGAATCTGACACACGGCCAACCAATTTGATGACCGTCGGTTCCCGGCAACGTAGAATTGCCGGCATGACGAAACCGACGGCCATCTCTTTGTCTGCTGCAGTCCAAGGGCTCCCGCCTTCGGACGTGAATCGCCCTGTCCGCAGCCTGGAGACAGACCTTTGGTTGGTGCTGAGCGGCAGTGGGGCAAAGTACCCTGCCTACTTCGGCGCCGTGCGGCGCTTCATCACCAAGTACGGCCGCCGCTTCAGCCGCTTCTGTGGCTGCAGTGGTGGGGCCTTGGCGGCCGCCTTGATGGCGACCGGCAAAGACATCCAGGAGTGCATCGAGATCGCGAAGGCCATCAACCCGAGCGAGTACCTCGACAGCAACATCTTCACGCCTGCTGTCATCGTGTGGCCATTCAACAACGAAGGTCTCTACGACGGCGACAAGCTGCTTGGAGTGCTCCGCAAGGTCTTCAAAGGACTGAAGATGGCTGACCTGCAGCATGAGCTGCACGTCGTCACCTACAACATCCAGCGCAAGCAGACGATGATCTGGGGCAACCGCCCCATCAACCATCCGAATGCTGTCTACGCTCCAGACATGGAGGTTGCGCTTCTGGTGCGGGCCAGCATCAGCCTCCCGCTGATCTTCAACATGGTGAAGATCAAGTACAACCGTCTCATCGGCGGCAAGGTCGTCGAGGACTACCACATCGACGGCGGCGTCGGCGGGAACTTCCCGATCGACATCTTTGGCGACAGTTCACGAGTTGTTGGCCTCAGGTTCAAGCAGCAGAGCCAAGATGTCGCGACGCCCATCAACAACAAGATCGACCTGATCTCCTCTGTTGTTGACGCCTTCATCGACTCAACCATGAAGGAGCACATTGAAGATGCGCTGCACGCAAAACAGGTTCACATCGACACGAAGTTCAACGGCCTCGACTTCAATCTGACGCCTTCAGCCTTCAACGGACTGATGCAGGATGGGGAACGCTGTGTCGACCAATGGATGAAGGAGAATGCTGATGACGCTCGCTGAAATCGGTTTGCTCATGCGGGATCTCGGCGGATGGGGTGTCTCAGCCGTCCTTTTGTACGCTTTGAAGAAAATCTATGATGACAAGGAGGCTGCGGCCAAGAAGTACAGCGTCGAGAAAGACGAAAACTTCAAGATGATTCTTTCGATAAGCGAGAACATGGCTGAGGTGTTGGCGACCAACACCGAGACGAGTCGTGCCCTGAGTGCTAACCTGCACGAGCTGCGAGACCGCTTCTTGTCAAATGGCAAGGCTGGCGCTGGCAGCCGAACCTTGCTGGCGGGCACCTCAGAAGATGGTCGTTCGCACGGAGACAGATAGCCATGACGTTCATCAAGAAGCTGTTCGATCGTATCGGCAACGTGTCGCCGCGCTGTGAGGCACCATCGGACACAGCCAGCATCGGCAAGATTCTCGTCGATGCTGGCCGCATCTCAAGCGATCAGCTTCAAGAAGTCACCGTCTCCCAGAAGCACATTACAGAACGGGTCATCAGCGACGAGATACTGCGTCGCGGATGGGTCGACGAAGAAGACATGAAGCGCGCGCGCTCCATCCAAGCGAAAATTCAAGCTGGTGACGAGATGCGCGCCCAGATCGAAATCACCCAGATGCGCCTCAGTGAGGCCCTACGCGTCGAGAAGAACCTGAAGGCTGTCGTCAGGACCACGATGCCAATGCTCACGGCCATGAGCGCCATCTCCGCGGACTCCTGAAGACAGACGCAGCCTCGGCGCTGTATGCGTCGACTTGGCACCATGATTCATGTAACCTTGCAGTCGCCAATGTTGGCGCCTTTGAGGTGAGTCATGGTGCTTCGAGTTGATGATGCTGTTCGTTCTGCTGTCGTGAACGCGATTCGCGACGCCATTGACGCTGGTGCTGGCGCCGGCCTCCTCCGCATCTACGCTGGCGCAAAGCCTGGCACCAAAGGTGCCGCTCCTGCAGGCCTTCTGCTGGCCGAGTTGACGCTGGCAGATCCTTGCGGTGTCACCACCACTGGCGTGCTCAACTTCACCGTGCCGTTCTCGGACACCAGCGCCAACAACAGCGGCACCGCGGCGTTCTTCTACCTGTGCACCAGCACCGGCGCGTACGTGGCGGAAGGCGACATCGCCACCTCCGGCAGCGACCTGAACCTCGTGACGACATCGATCGTCGCTGGTCAGCCGGTGCAGGTGACGTCGTTCTCGTTCACCGCTGCCGGCGCCTGATCGCTCACACGACTGAAGGAGGTGGCCTATGGCTGACGACGTCAACATTCCAGATGCAAGCGATGTCCCCACTCCGATCGCTACTGATGAGGTGGCTGCTCGGCATCATCAGCTCGTCAAAATGGAGTTTGGTGAGGACGGCGTGGCTACGCCTGTCAGCGCAGCCAACCCGATGCCGACCACGCTGTTCGGCGAGGTCGTTGAGCAGCTGTCGGCGATCCGCATGCTGCTGCAGTCGATGATGAAAGCAAGCATGGGCTCCCTCCCCGACGTCGCAGGCCGCATGCGCGTCAACGTCGAAACAGGATCAGTGGGTGTGAGTTCACTGCCAACGCTTGGCACGGTGACGACCGTGACGACGGTTGCATCCCAAACGAACCAGGTGAACATCGGCGGCCTTCCGGCCATCGAACAGATCCCATCCCTTATGCGCCTTGGCGCTGACTCGCTGCGCCGAAACATCACGGTGACACCATGACCACCACGAATGGCAATCGACCGATTTTGGATCTCAAGCGCTGGGAGTTCTGCGCGCCAGCGCCAGTAGCGTCCGCTGCTGGATCGTTTATCATGTCATCACGACACCACCGACAGCGTCAGCTGTACATCGTCAATGCGACGACGCACTACCTCTACATGCCGGAAGAAGATGGTTGGGTGCAGATTCCCAGCGGCGCGCTCGCGGGAACATTTGCGGCTGGTGCCTGCGGAACAGGCACAGCTGTTGGCCCATCAGGCACTGCAACAGTCGCGTCGACGACGTCGACGATCGTCAGCAACTTGAACCTGCAGCGCGATCTCCGTGGCTACTCGTTGTTTGTGACGGGCGGCCCCAACGCGGGCGCAACGCTGAAGATCCTGAGCAACACGATTGGCGCCAACAGCGTGATCACGGTGGCCACACAAGGCACAGCGTTCAACGCTAGCACCACGTTCCGCTTGTTCACGCCTCGGTGGTACGTTCTCAACGCCATCACGGCATCAGGAACCACCACCGCGAACGTGTTCAAAATCTACGACCTGGCAACCAACACTTGGTCCGCCGCAGAAACAGGCGCAACTGACGGCGTTGCTCCAGCTGCAGTCATCGGCACCGATGGAAAGCTGATCGCTACGCCATCATGGGTTGACGATGACTACGTGTCGTTCGCGACAGGGACCGCCACTGCAGGTGCGACCAGCACGTTGACGTTCGGCAGCGCAAACTGGGCTGTCAACCAGTGGGCCAACTCACAAGTCCGCATCTCGGCAGGCACAGGCGCTGGTCAGATTCGCAGCATCACTGCCAATACAGCAACCGTGTTGACGGTAGCAGCGCCTTGGACCACTCCGCCAGATGGAACGTCGGTGTTCTCGATCGAAGGGAATGACGACTACATCTATTACACCGGATCTGGTGCCACCGCAGTCTTTCGATATTCGATTTTGTCGGGTGCTTGGCAGTCGATGACTGCTCGTGGCGGTGCACCTGGGGCCGGCATGTCTGGTCATTGGATCTATGAGGTCGATGATCCGGCGTGGAACCTTCCAAATGCCATTTTGAATGGTCGGTACATCTACTCGTTCCGCGGCGCCAACGGCGCTGTGCTGGATCGGTACGACATTGCCGCCAATACCTGGACGACGTTGTCGTATGCGCCTGCTGCAGAGTTGATCAACACAGGCGCTAAGCACGTCTACCGAAAAAACTTCATCTACACCCAGCAGCTCAACACGGGTCGATGGTTGGTGTTCAACATCGTCACCAGCGGACAAAACGGCTTTTCCACGATGATGTACACTCAGGGAGCCGCAGTCGTTGGCGACACAGCCTTCGATGTACACTACCGAGACGGCACAACTCAGATCGACTATGTGTACATGCTGTTGAACACGTCGACGGTTTTGCTGCGGTGCATGATCATCAACGACTGATCTGTGAGGTGACGTCGTGACACTGCTGCTCCTGCTGTCAGGGCGAAGGGCGAGTGCCGCCAGCGGTGTTACCGGCACTGGCGCCATCACGCTTGGCATCAACGAGACGGGTGTTGGCTCACCTGTCATCGTCGCCACTGGTGGTGCCGGCAGCTTGGGTGTGGTGGTGGCTGGCGCTGGCACCGCTGGCGCTGCCCCCATCACCGGCACTGGCTCTATCGCCCTTGGCTTTGCCGAGGCTGGTGCTGGCGCTCCAGTTGTCACAGGCGCTGGCACTGGTGTCTTGGGTCTCACCGAGACTGGTACTGGTAGCAGCACGGTTACAGGCGCTGGTACTGGTGCCCTTGGCATCACTGAGGCTGGTGCTGGCGCTCCAGTTGTTACTGGCTCTGGTGCCATCGCCATGGGCCTCGCCGAAGCTGGTGCCGGCAGCAGCACGGTCACAGGCGTAGGCGCAGTCACGACGATTAGCTTGACGCCTGCGGCAGCGGGGTCGCCGGTTGTCGCAGGTTCTGGCGCCATTGCCCTGGGGACAACGGTCTCAGGCGTCGGTGGTTCCTCGACAGCCGGGGCTGGCGCGATTTCCTTGGGGATCGCGGTCGCTGGTGCAGGAAACAGCACGGTCGTCGGCACGGGCGCCATTGCGCTTTCGATCACACCTGCTGGCGTTGGACGCCCAATCGGCACTGGCACTGGTGCCATCGCGATCGGCCTATCACAGGCGGCAGCGGGATCGCCCGTCGTCAAAGGCGATGGTGCCGCCACCGTCGTCGGCATCACGCCGACCGGCTCTGGCCGTCCCATCGTCACCGGCGCTGGGTCCATTGGACTTGGTCTCGCCGTCAGCGGTGCCGGAGCACAAGCATCAGCAGCCAGTGGCGCCGTCACTCTGGGCGTCACGCCAGCCGGCGCTGGCTCGTCGGTGGTCACCGGTGCCGCAACAGCTCAGACCATTGGTCTCGCGGCTGCTGGCGCTGGCGCTCCGGTTCAGCGCGGTACTGGCAGCAGCGTCATTGGCTTCAGCGCCAGCGGCACCGCCTCCGTCATCGTCGCCGGCAGCGGCGGCCCCAGTGTTGGCCTCGCGGTTGCCGCCAGCGGAACCGTCGTTGTTCCCGGCACAGCCGCCATCCCCGTCGGCCTGTCGTCGACAGGCATCGGCGGCATGGTTGTCGTCGGCACAGCTGCCGGCAGCATGGGCCTGTCGTCGACTGGTTCAGGCGCGCCAGTCCTCCAGGGCAGTGCTGCATCTACTGTCGGCGCACTGACTTCCAACGGCGCAGGTAGCCCCGTCGTCAACGGTCAAGGATCGGCTGGCACTGACTTCTCTGTTTCTGGCGTCGGTGATCCAGTTGTCTCTGGCAGCAGCCAGGTCACTGTTGAGCTGTCGTCATCTGGCGACGTCAACATCACCATCCTGGGCGACGGGAACACTGTCGTAGGATTTGAGGCCACAGGCGAAGGTCGTGTCCTCAATACGACGTACTTTGGAATCATTCTCGGATCGATTGAGGATTTGAGCGTTCTCTCTTGCTCCATCTCCGACGAAAGAGAAGAGATCTTCGCGACCGTCGACAACGATGCCACCGTCATCGCGACATCAATCGAAATGCTGTAGGCGGCACAGCAGCACAACACTGTTCACCGGAGCCAGAGATGACCTACAGCGAGATGTCACCAAAAACCCGTCTTCGGATGCTTGTTCGCGGCGATAGCTTTCGCTGGAAGCTGACATGCACGTCGCCAAATCCGTCGCCAGGTTCCGATGCGATTGGTCCGAGGTTTGATCTCACAGGTGTCTTGATCATCTTCACCATGAAGCTGTGGCGGGCAGATGGCGGCAGCGTCAGCACTGACCGCATCATCATCCGCAAAAGCAGCGACGACACTGATGAGATTTCAGTTCTTGATCAACTGTCTGATGTAACGATCGGCCAGTGTGTCATCAAAGGAAATCCAGACGACACGCAGTACCTTGAGCCTGGTGTCTACCGCTACGACATCAGGCTCCATCTGACCAATGGAGAACGCATCACCGTCATCAGCGATGAGATCTACGTTCGAGGTGATGTAGGCTCAGCAGAGGACAACACGACGCCATGACGGAAAGTTGGTGTTTGTGGAACACCGCTGCGCATGGTGATAAGCTCTCATGGACTTCACAACCGTTCCCGCTGACAGGAGGACCACATGCCGATTCTCAAGATGAAACTGCTCGAAGCCGACAGCGCTCCCGAGCTGCAGACCAAGATCAACGCCCTCGTCGCTGCCGACTCCATCGTCAACGGCCTTCGTGGCATGGCGCTCTCGGCGTACCGCGCCGCCGACCTCGACACGCAGATGGTGGCCTGCTTGGCCTACGCGGGCACCGATCTTCCGGCTGGTGCCGGCAAGACCTCGAACGTGAAGGTCCTGTCCGTCGAAGGCAACACGTTGGCCAAAGCCCAGGCCGCCCTTGATCTGGCGCTCAGCGAAGTGCTGCAGGCCACCAACGCCACCGGCAACGCGAACACCAACCCCGGCGACATCAACGTCACCGGCAACATGTTCCTCGCTGGCGACGTCGGCCGCAAGATCCGCATCGGCGGCGCCTTGCGCACGATCACGGCCTTCACGAGCACGACCCGCGTCACCTACTCGGGTGCCGCCATCGCCGGTACCGGCCTGACCGTCGAGCTCCTGGGCGCCGAAGTCCTGCAGCCCGATGGCATCTGCGTCTCGGCATTCAAGGACCAGAACGGCGGCTCGCGCATCGCCCTGCTGGTGGCTGTCAGCGGCGAACAGCTCTGAGCCCGGTGGCTCAACAGCGGTGAGCAGACAGTGGGTGACGGCGGCCAGCAATGGTCGCCGTCGCTCTTTTGTGGGACAGGTGGCCGTGGTACGGTCGCGCCATGTCGCTCATCCCGCCGCCGCTTCCGCGCCTCAGCAGCCTTCCCGAGGTGTCGCTTGTGACCTGGAACCCAGTGAGCAAGTGCATTCACCGAGCGAACAAACTCATCGAAGCGCAGGGCGTGCAGTTCGAGTGCCCGTGTGGCGAAGGCCACATGATCTGCATCTGGTTCCACACGCCGCCAGTGCTCCCGCCTGCCAGCAGCGACTCGCCGCCGAACGAGAAGCGCTGGGAGCATGGCGGCACCAGCCTCGAAGACCTCAGCCTCTGGCCGTCTATCCTGCTGCCGTGCTGGCATGGCTTCATTGAAAACGGCGCCGTGAAGTCGGTCTGACCAACAACGATCTCGATCCGGAGCACACGCACATGCCATTCCGATCAGAGCAGCAGCGTCGTCTCTTCTACGCCCTCCGACGGAAAGGCGAGATGAGCCAGCACACCATCGACAAGTGGAACGAAGAGACCAAGCAGAAGCAGGACGGGAAGCCGCTGCCACGCCGTGTGAAGCAGGCCGCCGCTGCGCTGGTTCCGCCTGAGGAAGTTCGAGCCGCCGCACGCCGCGGACTCGCTGCACGCCGAGCGGCCCCGCAGAGTCAGCGTGGCGGCCTCACCGCCAGCCAGGCGAGTGCCCAGGGCATTGGCAGCGGTGTGGTGCGCGCACAGACCCTGGCCAGCGGCCGTGGCGTCAGCCCCGAAACCGTGAAGCGCATGCACTCGTTCTTCAGCCGCCACCGGAAGAACAAAGACACGCCACGTGGACGCATCGCCTGGGACCTCTGGGGTGGCGACCCCGGCGCCCGCTGGGCCGCCAGCCAGGTCGCTGCCATGAAGTCCTCCACCACCACCTCCTCAGCCAAGAGCCACGCCATGAAGACCACGAAGACTGCCGCCAGCATGGAGCAGACGTTGCAGGGCGCCATCAGTGGCGCGATCGGCGGCGCCCTGATTGGCAGCCGTCGCAGCTTGGACGACGCTGTTGTCCGCGGCATGGTGCAGGGCGCCGTGACCGGAGCACTGGCTGGCGGCGCTGCGGCACAAGCCACACGTGACCAGCGCGCCCACTTTGGTGCCGGTGTCGTCGGCGGCTACCTCGGCAGCCGGGGGCCGCGCGGCGAGAGCCGGCCGCAAGTGCACGTCCGCATGGACCGCCACAACACAGGAACACCGGAGAGCTTTGTGACCGAAAAGCACGCTGCAGCATCTGAGCTTCGTCGTCGCCACCACGTGAAGCTGGCCGACGCCATGGCACGTGCAGTTCAATCAGGTAAGCTTCGCTCATTGGCGAATGCGGCATCGTCGATCAACAACAAAAGTCCTCACCCTGTCCTGCGTGGTGGAACAGTTCTGAGCGGTCTTGAGGCAATGAAGTATTACCCAAGAGGGTCCAATGCTTACAACGGACAAGATGTTCGCCTTATGCGGCTGGCGCTGAAGAAATCACGAGATGCAAAATCTGCCGCTTCTGCCGATCGTAGACAGTACCTCCGGGAGGCTCTTGAGCGAAATCTCCGGAAGAAAACAAATACCACCATCACGCATGGATCTGTGAAGCTCGCCGAGGGCAATTTTGGCCATGGCGCCGAACTCGCGGGTCTGGCAATGCTGGCGGCCCCCAGCATTCAGCACTTCCGCAAGAAGCCCATGAGCGATCGCACCAGCCACAAGATCAACGCCGCAGGCCTGGCCGTGCTCGCCGCTCCGAGCCTGTTGGAGCTGGCGAAGCGCCACAAGAAGACGGCTGCCACCAAAGATGACGGCCAGACGCAGAAGCGCCTTGGCATCGGAGCAGCTCTTGCTGGCACTGGTTTGCAAATCGCGCATAATTACAAGCATCGAAACAACCGACACATGAATTACCTGAACCCAGTGAACCTTGCAGGGCATGTGATCCAAGCTGCCGGTTGGGCTGCTTACGCCAACGGAAAACAGAAATCACAAAAGAAGACCGCTGCCGAACGCCGAACCCCCGCCGAAGTCGAAGCGCGCCGCAAAGCTCGCATCGCACAGGCTCGCGCCAACACCAAGAAGCGCCCGTCATCGGATGATGATTGTGGCGACCATGAGTACCGATGATCAACATGTTCAAGAAAGCCTGGTCGTGGATCGTCATCTTCTACCAGACCGCTGTCTTCCTTCGTGACCGCAACACGGAAGCTCGCCTGCGCTCTGCGCGTGAGCTCGACGACACCAACCCAGACCTGAAGACGAGGATCGACCATGAAGCCACAACCGAGCCTGGGGCGCATGCTGTTGGCGACGTCCGGCATGTTGGTCGAGAAGACAGCGTCTGACGACGAGAGCTGCTGTCCAGAGTGCAAGCGAAGCATCGCCGTGGCCAAGCGGCGGGCTCGTGCGAAAGCTGCACATCGAGATGCTCGACGCACCTGGACCAAGACCGCGGCGGCTGTGCAGGACTACGCGGCGAAGGCCACGGCCAGCGTTCAACGCCAGTTGACCGCGCGGTTCTCCAAGATGAACCGGAACCCAGCCACTAGCCGACTGCCGGTGGCGCGGCCACCAGCCGTCGCTGCGCCCTCGCCCATGAACATGACGCGCAGCATGAGGCCAATGCGGCCGCCTCAGCCCGCTGCCATGTCGTCGATGGTGAAGCGTGCAGGTTCCATCCTGGCGCCATCTGTCGCTGGGCCACAGCCATGCATTGAAGGATGGGGAAGTGCAGCGAGTTCGGCGCTGCGAAAGCGCGTTGATGCGCTCAAGAAGAAACTGAAACCGGGAGACATCATCTCCACAGATCCGCGGCGTCCCGTTGGAGTGCATCGCGCTTTCAAAGCGTTGAGCTCGACGGTGCAAGGCACACGTTTTGGCCACTCGGCAATGTACGTTGGCAACGGCGCCATCGTTGAATCGCGAGACACGGCCGTCATCAAGCGACCGCTGCTTGATCTTGCGCGCTGCAACGAATTCGTCGTGCATCGTGTTGAGAATGCTTCGCCGACGCAGCGTCAACGTGCCGCGGCATGGATGAAGAAGCAGGTCGGCAAAGAAGGCGTCCGCACGACCGTTGGACATCTTGCGTACCGAGGCGCAAGACCAACGGCGCTAGCCGGGAAACACGAAGGAAAAAGGCAGAAGCTTGACCGCATCATCTGCAGTTCGCTCATCGCCAACGCGTACTCGCGCGTGCCCTTCAATCCAGACCGCGCAATCCTCAACCACAGACCGAATGACATCGCCAACAGCGAACATGTCACACCTGTGGCTCAGATGACTTGATCAGGTTGACTTCTAGTTGATCACGTGGCACAACCTCCGTCCCGTCGCTGCTCAGCGTCGACAGGGTGGAGGAAGATGCATGCGGAACAAGTACAGGAAGGATGTCTTCGTCGTTGCCGTGGAAGGCATCATCGGAGCAGGAAAGACCACGCTCACCAAGCGCTTGCGCGATGAGCTTCATCTGCATGAAGTGCCGGAGCCGGTTGAAGACAACCCGTTCCTCGAAAACTTCTACAAGGACCAAAAGAAGTGGGCCTTCCCCATGCAGATGTGGATGGTGCAGCGTCGAGCGGAGTCGATTGCTGACGCCGTCGAAAGTCACAAGAACATCATCACGGACCGCAGCCTGGTGGGAGACATGGTCTTCGCCAAGATGCACAAAGACAACGGAAACATCGACGCCGAGATGTGGCCCGTCTACCGCGACACCTGGAGCATGATGAACCGCTTGCTGGCACCCGTGCCAGACGTCATCGTCTTCCTGGATGTGAACCCCAGCACCGCGTTCAAACGCATGCACAACCGAGGGAGACAGTCCGAAGTCGACGGCGTCACACTGTCGTATCTTCAGGATCTCTGTGCCACATACCGCTCCACCATCGAGAAGTTGGGTAGCAACTTCAACGGGACGGAGTCATTCCGTCATACGCGCATCGAATGCCTCAAAGGAGACACTGATCACGCCGTGATCGTCGACATCGTCAAGCGACACATGGCCAACAAGACCGCCGCTTTCTCGAACGCCGCCGCCGCCAACGAGTACAACAACGACAACGAGGTCAAGCTGTGAAGAACACCGTCACGATTCCATCCGCCGACTCCATCGACTACACGCTGAGCATTGCCGGCGACAAGATCGAGTGCAGGGTCCATAGCATCGACATCGTCAACTTCAACAAGCGTGACGTCGCCATCGAAGGCAGCGGCTTCAAGCAGAAGGATGTCGAGGCTCCTGACTTCTGGAGCGACACGGCCGTCCGCATCGTCGCCAACAAGTATTTCCGCGGCCACGACAGCGATCGCGAGAACAGCGTCAAGCAGCTGGTTGCTCGTGTCGTCGGCTCAATCGTCGACTTCCTCGACAGCAAGGACCGTTTCGCCAGCGCCACCGACAAGCACAGCTTCAAAAGTGTCCTGACCCATCTGCTCTACGTGCAAGCGTTCGCGTTCAACAGCCCGGTGTGGTTCAACCTCGGCACCGAAGTCAGCCCGCAGTGCAGCGCTTGCTTCATCCTCGGCGTCGACGACAACATCGAATCCATCCTCAAGTGGATCAACGACGAAAGCCTCGTCTTCCGTCGTGGCAGCGGTGCCGGCGTCAACATCTCCCGCATCCGCCACAAGAACGCGCGTCTGCAGGGCGGCGGCCACGCCAGCGGCCCGCTGAGCTTCGCCAACGGCGCCAACTACATGGCCGGCGCCATCAAGAGCGGCGGCAAGACGCGTCGCGCGGCCAAGATGCTGGTCATGAACGACAACCACCCCGACGTCTTCGACTTCATCGACACGAAGTCGATTGCCGAGCGCGTCGCCAAGGCGCTGATCGCTGGTGGCTTCAGCTCGAAGTTCAATGCCGAAGGCGGCGCCTACGAGCTCGCCCCCTGGCAGAACGCCAACAACAGCGTGAGCCTGTACGACCGCTTCCTCAATGCCGTCTTGGTCGACGGAGACCATGACCTCGTTGACCACAAGGGCGCTGTGGTTCGCACCATCAAGGCTCGCGAGCTGTGGCGCAAGATGGGTGAGGCAGCCTGGGAATCCGGTGACCCCGGCCTCCACTTCCGTGACACGATGAACCGCTTCAACACGGTCGCAGAAGATGGCGAGATTGAAGCCAGTAACCCGTGCTGCTTCACCGGCGAGACGCTCGTCGACACCAGCGAAGGAAAGATCCGCATCGACGAACTCGTCGCTCGAAGCCAGCGCGGTGAGGACCTGCCAATGGCATGGGCCTTTGACCTTGAATCGTCGCTGCCTGTCTTGCGCCGCATCGTCAAAGCCTGGAAGGCCGGCGACGCGACCAAGCTTGTCCGCGTCACGACGGACCGCGGCATCAGTGTGTTGTGCACACCTGAGCACCGCTGGCTGAAGCGCAATGGCGCTTGGGTGGAGGCTCAGCATCTGAAAGCTGGGGACAGCCTGCGCAAAACGGCGCGCTGGGTGAACAAGGATCGCTCTGGTCGCCACTGCTTGAACATGCGTGGCACAGAGTCAGCGCCAAACGGAACCGTCTGGCAGAACCGATACATGTGGGAGCAGGCCTATGGACCAATTCCTGACGGCATGGAAGTTCACCACAAAAACGGAGACCCGACTGACGACCGCCTCAGCAACTTTGAGCTGATCCCTGTCAGCGATCATCGCTCTGAACACTCGGCTGGCGACGAGAACCCACGTTTCATTGACGTGGAAGATCATGTGCTTGTGGAGGCGTGGGATGCTGTCGCTGCCGGCAGAAAGCGTGGTTCCGGTGTGACGCCAACAACATGGAACGCACACATCAACAGCAATGGGCTCAAAGGACATCTGCCGTTGGCTGCATCACCAACGAACGGAGGGCGAATCCAAGGCATGCCTTGGGCGGAGTTCGAGAGCAAGATCAACGAGCTGCGTTCATCTGTGAACGATCGCGTCGTCAGCGTCGAGTTCATTGCCAACGACACGGCGACATCCGTCTTCGACATCGAAGTTGAAGGCGTGCACAACTTCTCGGTGACCAGCCCCGGCGCTGTTCATTCGGTCGTGGTGCACAACAGCGAGTACCTGTTCATCAACAACACCAGCTGCAACCTCGCGAGCTTCAACCTCGTGCGGTACATGATCCGTGACGGTCTCAAGCGCGTGTTCAACTGGCGCGCATTCCAGCGTGACGGCTTGGCGATGTACCTGTGTCTCGACGCCATCGTCGACATCAGCAGCTACCCGACGCCAGAGATCGACGAGACGACCCGCAAGTACCGCACGCTTGGTGCCGGGTACGCCAACATTGGCGGCATGCTGATGCGTATGGGCATTCCGTACGACAGCGACGAAGGCCGTCACATGATCGCCGTCATCACCAGCGCGCTCCAGGGCACCATGGTCTGCAACAGCATGAAAGCTGCTGAGGCCTGGGGCACATTCGATCGCTACGAAGCGAACCGTGATCACGTCGACAAGGTGATTCTGTCGCACTACAACGCACAGGTCGGGCTGACCTACAACAAAGACGACGTGGTGTGGAATCCGTGGCAGCACTACGAGCAGACTGTCCTGCGAGACAACACGAAGATCGCGCGTGTGCGCAACGCGCAGTTCACGGTCGTGGCGCCCACTGGCACCATCGGCTTCATGATGGACGTCGACACGACGGGCATCGAGCCAGACTTCAGCCTGGTGAAGTACAAGGAGATGGTTGGCGGCGGCTACATGACGCTGGTCAACACCGCGATGTCCGAAGGCCTCGAAGTGCTGGGCTACGATGAGGAGACGCGCAAAGCCATTGAGGCGCACGTCACAACCACTGGCGGTGTCGTCGAAGGCGCTCCCGGTCTGAAGCCAGAGCACTACGGCGTCTTCGACTGCGCGGTCGCAGCGTTCGGCGGCACACGCTTCATTCGCCCTGAGGCGCACATTGAGGCCATGGCCGAGGCGCAGCCGTTCCTCAGCGGCGCCATCAGCAAGACCGTCAACATGCCAGAGTCGTCGACGGTGGATGACATCCTCGACATCTACATGAAGTCGTGGAAGCTGGGTCTCAAAGCTGTTGCCGTCTACCGCGACAACTGCAAGCAGAGCCAGCCGCTCAGCACCTCGAAGACGACGGACAAGGGCAGCGCCACCGTCATCCTTGAGTCGGCTCCAGCGACGTCGATGTCTTACGACGACATGACGATCTGCAAGTTGGAAGCGCAGATCAAAGACCTGAAGTCGATCATTGGCAGCCTGCGACGTGGAGAGCGTGAGCGCCTGTCGACGTCGCACATGGGCCACATCCACAAATTCACCATTCAGGGGATGAGTGGCCACTTGACGGTCGGCTTCTACGACGATGGCCGCATCGGCGAAGTCTTCGTCGAGATGAGCAAGGAAGGCAGCACCGTCGGTGGCTTCCTGGACGCCTGGAGCAAGGCATTCTCGCTCATGCTGCAGTACGGCGCTCCGCTGACTGAAGTCCTGCAGAAGTTCGAGGGCAGCCGCTTCGAGCCATCTGGCTTCACGCTCAACGAGAACATCCGCACCTGCACATCGGTGATCGACTACGTCAGCCGCTACATGAAGATGCTGAGCTCAAGCGCACCGAAGGCGGCTCCGATGCTCGACAGTGCCCCTGGCGACCATCAGGTTGAGGAAGGTGAAGACGTCGACGATTCGCACGTCCCGTCAAACACGCAGAAGTTCGTCGACACCAATGGTCGCATCTGTTCGTCATGCGGAAGCAGCAACCTGCGTCAAAGCGGCGCCTGCTTCGTTTGCAATGAGTGTGGCTCAAGCACGGGGTGTGGCTGATGGTCGCCAAGAAGAAGCAGAAAACTGTGAACATCGATCGCTTCTGCTGCGCTCGTGGCTGCAAGAAGGAGTTCACGTCGCCAGCGGGAACGTTCTTCTGTCCTCGGCATCAGGCCATTGCTCTTGAGCATCACCCTGATCTCGTCGAGTCGCTTCGAGCGGAAGCTGATGAAGTTGGCGTGCAGAACAAAGGACTGCACTTCAAGATCATCAAGCTGCAGACCATCATCGCGAACAACGACGAACACGTTCTCGATCAGATCGAGATGTTTGCCGACACGTAAAAAAAAGCAGACAGGGCCATTAGTGTGTCGCCGTCGAGACCACCACCATATGTGGCGTCTTGACGGCGACACACGTCCCTGATCAACTGCGTTTCCTTCGACAAAGACACACCGGGGAGCAGCATCTCGATGACGACACTCTTCAACGACGATGACGACGACAGCTTCTTTGACATCGTCAACATCACGGCGAAGGCAGCTGTGAACAACGCCGCCGCCGCCAAGAAGACGGAGCCCGCAGCAAAGGCGTCGTCATACGGAGACGCGAAACCCAACAAGGGCAACGAAGCATCGCAAGCCATGACGCGACTCGTCGCCACGATCCCCGGTATCCGCGCGATGCCTGTGCGTGATCGACTGCCATTCATTGAAGGATGGGCATCAGAGGCGTTCTGGTCGAAGCCGATGCCTGAACTCATGGAGCAGTGGCAGAAGGAATACGGAAACGACATCGACTACGCCTTCGTGCTTGGCGATCACTGCGGCCAGGACAGCGGTGACCTCGTCCTCGAAGCCGACAACGAAGCCGGTGAACAGTGGCTGCGCGAGAACGCGCCTGCGACACCGACGATGGTGAGCACGCGTCGCGGTTTCAACCACCGCCACTATCGCATCGACATGGCCGGACGCGGCAACCGCATCGACATCTTTGGCAGCGTCAAGAAGCACAAGAAGGCGGCCCTGGACGCCGGCTTCAAGGTTGAACTTCCGCGTGGCCGCAAGGCCACCGAAGAAGAGCGCGCCGCACGCGACAGCGAGATGGCGAAGGCGTTGGCTGCCATCCCGATGGGGCCAGTCATCGACCTGAAGTGCAACGGCGGCCAGGCCATGGCGCCAGGCGGGCGCAACAGCAAGACGCCGAACTTCCGCTACGAAGAAGTCGGCGGCCTGTGGACGATCGACATGTGGCGCGCGCGTCCCGTGTTCGACCCGAAGTGGTTCCCTGATAGCGTCTGGGCTCGTGAGCTGGCTGCCGACACGCAGCAAGGCTCGCACGCCAGCTACGACGTCGAATACTGGACCCTGGACCGTCGGGTCTCTGCGGCGATGCGGTACGCGGCCAACATGAAGCCGACGGTGAGTGGCGAGGGTGCGCACAGCTCGTTCTTGCGGAACGCCATCCTCATTGTGCGCGGCTTCGACCTCGACGTGCAGTCCGGTCGTCGCGTGCTCACGTATTGGGGCCAACAGGTCTGTGCGCACGAACCCTGGAGCACCAAGGAGATCGAACACAAGCTCGAATCAGCACTGCAGCAGGGCAAGGAACCGATGGGGTTCAAGCTTGCTGCTCGTCGTGGCGATGAGACTGTTGGTGAACGGTACGCGGCCATGATGCGTGCCATGGCCAACGACAGCATGACCGCTGAACTCGAAGGCGACCTCATCAGCGAGGTCATGAACGACGCGGCTCCCACCTATCGCAGCGAAGGCAGCGAGGACCAGGACGATGGCACTGTCGATCCGTTCGACATGTCACCAGTCGAGGTGCCAGCGGCGTCGCCAGCCAGTGCTCTGGCCTCGCAACTCCCGCAGACGACGCCGATGTTTGGTCCCGGCTCTGGGGCGGCGACGGCAACCAAGATGACGGTGGCGGCTCGTGCGGCCGGCGCCAGCGACGCGGCGCATGGTGCCAGCGACATCGCCGACAGCGAGCGCCAAGTGCTGGCCGAGCTCGGCATGGACATCGCCGACATCCTCAGCAACCCGAAGATTGGCGTCATCTACAAGCGCATCGAAGGGAAGGTCGTTCGCCTGCCGCCGACGACGCTGAATCTGGCTCAGTTCCTGATGCACAGTCGCATGTTCAAAGGGCGGCTCCGCAAGAACCTGATGAACCATGAGATGGAGTTCGACAACGTCGGCCTGGAGAGCATTCACACGCTGAAGACGACGATCGATACGCTGTTCCAGGAAGACGTGCCAAAGGAACGCATCGAGGATTCTCTGGAGACTGTTGGTCTGTACTGCCGGTATGACCCCAGCCTTGAAGAGTTCGAGAAGCTCCCGCCGTGGGACGGCGAAGAACGGCTGATGCGTGTGGCCGGTGAAGTGCTGCCAGTTGAATCGGCGAGCCTGTACCTCTCAAAGGTCAAGATGGCGAAATCCATCATGGCGATGGTGGCCCGCACACTTGATCCTGGCTGCAAAGTCGACACGATTCCGATCTTCATCGGCAAGCAGGGTGCCCGGAAATCGTCGTTCTGGGAGATGCTGGCTGGGCCAAAGTTCTTCTCGGACACCGCAATGCAGAACATCGGCGGCCGTGACGAGATGTGGCTCATCTCCAGGTTCCGGGTCATCGAGATTCCTGAGATCGACGGCATGTACTCGAAGCACCAGAACGCGCAGATGAAGGCCTTCTTCTCGAAGCGACGGGATGACTACCGTCTCCCGTACGCCCGTCGCATGGTCAGCGTGGCGCGACGCAGCATCATGGTCGGCACCACGAACGAGCACGAGATTCTGAGCGACCCCACCGGCAGCCGTCGGTATTGGCCGATTCCCACCATCGGCAAGGCCCGCCTGGACCTTCTCGGGAAGTGGCGCGACCAGCTGCTGGCGGAGGCGATTCACAAGGTCTCGGCCCACCTCGTAGCCAAAGCCGCGGGACGTGAAGAGTCAAAAGAGTACAAGGAAGGCATGTGGTGGCTCGATGACCAACAAGACGAGGAACGCTCCAAAGACAACCTGAAATACCAAGAAGACGACCCATGGCGGCCAGCGATCGAGGAGTTCCTGCGCCCCATGACACCTGACCACAAGTTCCAGGTGGCCGACGTTATCGACTACCTCAAGCTGCCGATTGACCGAGTCGCGCGCCGAGACAGCATCAGAATTGCGAACATCCTGAACAATCTCTCCTGCCGACGCTTCAACGAGGGAAGACCAACGACCGTCGACAAAAAAAATGGGCGCTGGTGGGAGCCGCCAGCAAGCCAAGACCCTTTGGCGAGCACGGAAGAATAGAAATCTTTGAAGTCAAAAGCCACCTTCGGGTGGCTCTTTTTTTTCTTTAGCTTGACTTTTTTCTTTGAATAGAAAAATTTTGACCAATAGAAATATCTGCAGAGCCTAAAATATTTCTATTCAAAGTTTCACTTCTTTTAGTTCAGCGATTTCTTTGAGTTCAGGCTCCGCAGTTCAAAGAAGTTGCCGGAATTTATTTGAATCGATAATGTATAGTGAGAAAAAAAAGTGACAAACAAAAGTCAGTCACTTTTCCATGTATACAGTTTTGCTGGGAGCGGTTTTCATGGCTTCAGGATGCGGCGGCCAACGACGTCGTCGCGCAGTGATCGATGCAAATATACTCTGTAGGAAAAACGCGTTAACAAAAGTCAGTCACTTTTTCAGTCACTAGCTGTGAAATCAAGGACTTACGCCCGGAATCGGCGCGACCTGAAGCCGCGAACCACTGTCATGATAAAAGTCAGTCACTTCCTTGTAAGTCCTTGTGGCGCCTTCTCTTTTCCCTCTCTTTTTTCCTTTAGTGACTGAAAATCAGAAAATAGAAACTTTTCGGAGTCGGAGAAAAGCACGGTCGGTCTGCTGGTGCGGCGCACGCGGGAGTGCTGGCCGGTCCCTGGCTCTGGCGCTGGGCTGGGAAACTTGTTGAATTTCTGAAAAGTCAGTCACTTTTTTAAATTTGCAGCGAATTCCGTTGGCGCCACAAGGACTTACAAGGAAATGACGAACTTAAAGTAAGGCACTGGGTCGACGGTTCACGGAAGGTCAACTTCCGGCGTAAGTCCTTGATTTTACAGCTAGTGACTGAAAAAGTGACTGAGAAGTGACAGAGATGAAATCCTACACAGTAAAGTGAACGAGTGTTCTCGTTTTGACGCCGCGTCCGGAAGCCATCCCACGGCCCCGCGTGCGCACAACAATGGCCGCAAACCCCCGAAAAAAGTCAGTCACTTTTTTGAGCAGTATATATTTTGGGCAAATTCAGATTCTGGCGTTTTCTTTGAGTTCAGAACGACACGTAAAAAAAGCGGCACGGAGCCGCTTTCATCACGAAGCACGCCTGAGCGCTTCAAACCCTGTGAGGGGTTCAGCGCTTTGGCGGCTTCGTGATGGCTGTCAGGACGTCATCAAGCATGGACATGTGGAACTCCGGAATCTGAGAGGGGGCGCGGCGACCAGCTGTTGGCCGCCTGCTTGTGGATAAAAAAAACCATCCACCCTGCACCCACCCAGTCCATTGCTGGACCAGATGGGTACAGAGCGAATGGCTGCCCTTGGCCAGGCGCCCTGGGTCAACCAGGGCGTGGCCAGGAGCGAGCTCAGGCCTTGGTCACCGCCGAGGCGGCGGCCAGCTCGGCTGCGGCCTGCTGCTGCACCGTTGCGTTGAGGGCCGGGAGGCTCTTCATCACCGCGGTCATGGCTGCCTCGACCGCAGCCGCCGTGGCGCGCGCCACGATGGCTTCGATGTCCGGCTGGTTGGCCTTGGCGGCTTCGAGTGCGGCCGTGGTCGCAATCGTCACGGCCTGCTCGATGTCACGGCTGTGGGACTTGACCTGGCCCATGGCCGCCTCGACTGCCGCCGTCGAGACTTCACGAGCGGCAGCCACGGTCTCGTTCTTGAGGCGGGTGGTGAAGCCTGCCTCCGCGCCGTAGTACAGACCGTCGCGCTGCTTCTGCTGGCGCACCACGCGGCTGTACATGTCCGAGCGCGCCAGGTAGCGCTCGTCGACGTACTTGATCAGCGTGTACCGCATCGACGCGTTCGTGTCGTAGACCGCCTTCTGGGTGCGGCTCGCACGCTCGAAGATCTGGCGGCGCATGCCGACACGACCAATCGTCGCGCCGGAATACACGTAGCAGAACGCAGCGATGAGGCTGTCGCCCTTGATGCCAAGTTCCGTGGCGATCTTGCGCATGTCCTCATTGAGGCCACCACGGATCGCGCTGTTGTTGAGCTGGGCCGGGGCATCCATCTCGATGACGTCAGCCACCGAGCGGATCTGCTCAATGGTGCTGTCGATGTTCGAGTCCACGAGGAACTCTTCGACCTTGGTCACTTCGAGACGGGCGATCATCGAGAGGAACGCGTCGACGTCGGGAACGAAGTGACGCACTTCGGCCTTGTTCTCGATGAGCATGGCGAGCGTTTCTTCGGCATCGCGCAGTGCAGCGTCTTCCGGCATCTTGATCTTGCCGCCCTCACGCAAAGCAGTCGACAGGCGACCGCCGTGGATGCGCTTGGTGTCCTCAAGGAACTGCTTGTCGGCGCGAGCTTCAGGGCTCGTGCTGCCGAGGATGGCGGTGGTGACGAAGTTGTTGAGCTTGCGGGTGATGGTGCTGGTCATGGTGTTGTCTCTTTCTTTCTGTCAGGCGATCAGTGGGTTACGAGAGAAGCGATCGCCATATTGATCTTCTCTCTACTATATTATACCGCATTTTAGGCGGTATTTTCACGATCCAAACGTGTCATACCCGCGGAATGCGGGGTTACACTCAATTTCTCTGTCTTCAGATGAACCGCTGCCAATGCAGATGTTCAGCCGCCTGGTGGCGTGCCGTTTCCTGTCGATGGCATCCTGACGCTGCAGTTCATCCCTCGTGTCTCCAGCGGCCAAGTGGAGATCGACGAGCAGGATCATCAACTCATCCATCTGCACGCTCCTAGAAGCTGTCGAGGCACAGGCTCTCAGACTCGAAGTATCTGTCGCAGACACCATCAAGATCCACTGGGATCTCGAAGCCGTTTTTACCGCAGAACCCGTAGTGGTTCAGGCAGGAGACAGCCTCATAGGTCTCGGCGTCACACGGGTTGTCGACGAAGTAGTCGTTGTCGGCGCACACCTCGGCAGCCTCGCTCTTCGTCAGGCCGCCATCACACATGGCCTCCTTGACGCAGAGGTCATGGTTGACGGTGTCGCGCGACAGCCAGGTGATGGGACCTTTGGCTTCATTCGCGCGGTACACGACCTCGACGTCAGGCTCTTGGGTGCAGCCAGTGAGGCTGGACATCGCAAAGAGGCCGAGCGCTGCGACCCCGAAGACGACGGTGCCATAGGTGGCACCAAAGGCAAAGCACTTCAGGCATTGTTTATTCGTGATCATTGGAGCCCCTTAATGAGCACCGGAATGGTTGCTCTTGTTACTATTTTATACCGTGAAATGGAGCCGCTTTTCATGGTCTACCCCTTGGCCCTGTCGACGTGTAGACTTCGCGCATGAGCATCCAGCACGCGTCCTCGACCTTCGACAGCGTCAAGCGCAACCTCGTGGAACACCTCACGAGCTTGTTCCCTCTGGAGAGCGAGGGTCGAACGTTGCGGCTCACTGGCCCAATCGTGGTCGATGATCGACTGGCGATGGATGACTACGAGGGGCAGCGCGCGGCTCGTACGGCCGGGAAGTCGTGGACGGTGCCCGTCAAAGCGCCGTTGGAACTCCTGAAGGGCGACCGGGTCATCGACCGGAAGACGGTCAAGCTGCTCGACCTGCCACGTCTGACCAACCGCGGCTCGTACATCGTTGGCGGCACCGAATACATGTTCCCAGCCCAGAAGCGCCTGCGCTCTGGCGTCTACGTGCGCACCCGCGGCGACGGCACCACCGAGGCCATGTTCAACCTCAAGAAGGGCCGCAACTTCTCGGTGGCGATGCACCCGTCGAAAGGGAACTTCGTCATCGAGATCGCGACGACCACGACGCTGCCGCTCTACCCGCTCCTGCGTGCACTCGGTGTCGAAGACAGCGAGATGGTGAAAGCCTGGGGCCGTGAAGTGTTCACGGCGAACCACATGGTCGAAAGCAGCGACGCCTACAAGAAGGCACAGCAGCGCATCTTCGACTTGATCTCGTACAACGATCGTCGGGAAGACGCTCAGGTCCCACAGCCCGCAGACATGAACGCCGCCATCCGTGACAAGATCGGCGAGTCGTCGTGGGATGGCGACAACGTCGAGCTGACTCTCGGCTTCAAGACCGCGGGTCTCGACGGACCCAGCCTCTTGGCCGCCGCCACGAAGTTGCTCCAGGTGAACCGCAACGAGGCCAAGGAAGACAACCGTGAGTCGCTGATCCACAGCGACATCGTCGACTTGAGCGACTACATCGTCGAGCGCTACAACGACCGCCAGTTCCGTGGCCGCCTGCAGCGCCAGCTTGCCCGCATGGTGGGCAATGCCGACACCGTGACCGACGCGATCCCGCGTGACGCTTTCCAGCGCCCTGTGAACTCGCTGATGACCGAGGCCGCCATCAGCCGCAGCCCGAACCAGGGCAACCCGCTTGGCATTATGAGCGACTACACCGCAGTCACGGTTCGCGGTGAAGGTGGCATCGAGAGCGACCATGCGCTGACGCGTGGCGTGCGCGCGCTCGACCCCAGCCACCTCGGCTTTCTGGACCCAGCCCACACGCCTGAAGGCGCCCAGATCGGCACGACCCTGCACTTGGCTGCCGGTACCCGCAAGAAGGGCCGCACCTTGGTGACCGACGTGTGGAACTTCCGCAGCAAGTCTCTCATGGAGGCGACGCCGATCGACATCCACAAGGGCGTCATCGCGTTCCCCGACTTCTTTGACGTCGTCAGCAAGCGGCTCAAGCCGGTCAATGGGAAGATCAAAGCCATGAAGGCTGGCGAGATCGTTGAGGTCTTGCCTGCAGAAGTCGACATGGCTTTCACGCTCCCAGAGCAGCTCTTCGACACCAACTCGCTCGCTGTTCCGTTCTTGAGCCACAACAACGGTGTGCGCTTGATGACGGCTGCCAAGATGGGTGTGCAAAGCAAGACCCTGGTGCACCGCGAGGCGCCCAAGGTGCAGGTGCTGCTGCCCGACCAGAAGGAGACGCTTGAAGGCGCCATGGGCAAGAGCTTCAGCGTGCAGTCCCCCGTCGATGGCGTCGTCGAAAAGATCGAAGAACAGGCGATCATCGTCAGCGGCCAGAAAGTGCCGATGCCGAAATACTTCCCGTTGAACAACGGCAACTACTGGCACGCCAAGCCCAAGGTGAAGGTCGGTGACAAGGTCAAGAAGGGTCAACTCCTGGCCGACACCAACTTCACCAAAGACGGCGTTCTGGCGCAGGGCACCAACCTGCGCGTCGCCTACGTGCCGTACAAAGGCCTCAACTTCGAGGACGGCGTCGTCATCAGCGAAGGGGCGAGCTCGAAGCTGACCAGCGAGCACGTCTACCCGGTCGACTTCGCGTACGACAGCGAGACGGTGATCAACAAGAAGTCGTTCCAGTCGTACTTTCCGACGACGTTTACCGAAGAGCAGGTCAAGCAGATCGACGATGGCGGTCTGATCACTGTCGGCACAACGCTGACCTACGGCATGCCCATGGTGCTGGCGCTCAAGAAGCGGCAGCTCGGCACCGAGGGTGAGCGCCTGGCCTCCATCTCCCGCATGCTGGCCACCGAGTACAGCGACGCAAGCTTGACGTGGAAGAAGCACGTTGCCGGCGAAGTGCTGGAGATCGTGCACCGCAACAATGAGATCGTCATCCACGTTCGCACCGAGGAGCCGGCGCGCATCGGCGACAAGATCGTTGGCCGCTACGGCAACAAGGGCGTAATCGTCCACATCATCCCGAACGACCAGATGCCGAAGGATGCTGGTGGCAAGCCATTGGACTTGCTGCTGAATCCGAATGGCGTCGTCGGCCGCATGAACCTGGGCCAGATTCTGGAGACCACCAGCTCACGTATCTCCGAGAAGACTGGCAAGCCGTACGTCGCCAGCGGCTTCGGTGGAAATGCCACGGAGCGCGTAACTGCTGAGCTCAAGAAGCTGGGCCTGAAGGATCACGAGACGATTCACGATCCGATCGACAACATCGACATCCCCGGCATCCTGGTTGGCAGCCAGTACATCTACAAGCTGGAGCATCAGGCCACCAAGAAGGTGAGCTCGCGCGGTGGCGGCCCTGAAGCGCTGGAGCACGGCGAGGTCTACACCAGCGAGAACCAGCCGGCGAAGGGTTCTGGCGTCGGCGGACGCGCCATCGGCAGCATGGAGATGTACGCGCTGTTGGCCCACGGCGCGACGAAGAACATCCACGAGATCTACACGAGCAAGTCGAACTTCGATCCGGAGTTCTGGCGTGCTGTGGTCAGCGGCCTCCCGCTCCCGCCGCCGAAGGCAACTTTCAGCAGCGAGAAGTTCGTCACCCTGCTCAAGGGTGCCGGCATCGACGTCCGCATCGACGAAGACATGAAGGAGGCGCGCTTCGTTCCCTTCCTCGATCGCCAGGTGCTGGCCGCCAGCAACGGCGAGATCAAGAAGTCTGCGGTCATTCGCGACAAGGACGGCGCCGAGATTCCTGGTGGCCTCTTCGACCTGAAGGCGACGGGTGGCCTCAAGGGCGAGCACTACTCGCACATCACGCTGCCAGAGCCGATGCCGAGCCCGATGTTCAGCAAGGCCATCGCAACGCTGCTTGGCATCCGTGAGGACGACATCAGCAGCGTCATCGACGGCAGCATGGAACTCAAGTCTGGTGGCTCTGGTCCGCAGGCGCTCAAGAAGGCTTTGTCTGCCATCGACGTCGACGCCCGCATCAAGGCGGTCGAGACAGAGATCGTCGGCAAGAAGGCGGCGCAGCTCAACAAGCTGCACCGTGAACTTCGCTTCCTGAAGGCGCTGAAGTCGACCGGCACCAAGCCGAGCGAGTACATGATCAGCGTGCTGCCGGTCATCCCGCCGAAGTTCCGCCCCATCTACACACTGCCTGACGGCGCCATCCGCGTCAGCGACCTGAACTACCACTACCAGGCGCTCCTGCAGCTCAACGAGCAGATTGCTCGCATGAAGGGCAAGCCGGAGTTCAAGGACGAGTACAAGAAGGCGCTGGGCCAGGTCTACAAGGGCATCAATGGTGTGGCTGGCGTCGACGCTGGCATCGTCGACCGCAAGGGCCAGGACATCAAGGGCATCGTCGACACGCTGTCTGGCCAAGGATCGCCGAAGGGCGGCTACGTTCACTCGACGATGCTGAAGCGCCGCCAGGACATGAGCGGCTCGGCTGTGGCCACCGTGAACCCGAAGCTGGGCCTCGACGAAGTCGGCATCCCGGAAGAGACGGCCTGGAAGATGTTCCGCCCGCTCGTGCAGCGCGAGATGTCCATCATGGGCTTCAAGCCGAACGACGCCAAGAAGGACATCGACGACCGCACCCCCGGCGCCCGCCAGGCGTTGGAGAACGTGATGCGCTCGCGCGTCGTCACCATCAACCGTGCGCCGTCGCTGCATAAGTTCTCGATCATGGCGTTCAAGCCTCGCCTAACCAAGGGCTACGCCGTCGAGATGAACCCGTTCGTCTTCAACGGCTTGAACCTCGACCTCGACGGTGACGTGCTCGGCATGCATGTTCCCGTCAGCGAAGAGGCGAATGCTGAAGCGCACGACATGCTCCCCAGTAAACACCTGTACAAGCCAGGGAGCGGCGCGCTCATGCCGAAGCTCGGTCAGGAGTACGTTCTGGGTCTCTACCGGATCACGTCGCCTGGCGAGAAGACGACGAAGGTCTACAGCTCGACGACGGCAGCCATCGCCGACCTCACGGCCCGCAAGATTGCCCCGAATGCCATGGTCAGTGTCCGCGGTCTTGGCGCGACGACGCCAGGCCGTGTGCTCATCAACAGCGTGCTGCCAGCCGCGGTCCGAGACTACGGCCTCATCTACACGCAGAAGGCGACCAACGCGAAGTTGGAGGAGATCGACAAGAAGGTCGGCCGTGACGCCTTCAGCAAGGCCCTCAGCGCCATCAGCGACATTGGCCGCCAGTACGCCTACAGCACCGGCGCCAGCTTCCTGTTGAGCGACCTGCAGGTGATGACCAAGGACCGCAACGACGCGTATCGGATCGCCGATCGCAAGGCCGACGCCATCCGTCTTGGTCCCGGCACTGAGGCTGAGAAGCGCAAGAAGCTCATCGAGATCTACCAGGCTGTCAGCAACGATCTGACCAACAACATCCACCTCAAGGACAACGACAGCAAAGGTCGCAACAACATCACCGAGATGCTGACCAGCGGCGCCCGTGGTAGCCCGGAGCAGGCCCGTCAGTTGGTGGCCAACGTCGGCGTCATGCTTGACCACGAGAACCGGCCGATGCCCTTGCCTGTCCGCGGCACATACACCGAGGGCCTCGACACCGCTGAATACTTCCAGCACATGTACGGAGCCAGAAAGGGCATGATCGACAAGTCGCAGTCGGTTCGTGACCCTGGCGCGCTCACGAAGCAGATGGTCGTCTCGGCCACCAGCTTCCGTGTGGCCATGCTCGACTGTGGCACCAAGGGTGGCATCGCTGAGACCACGAAACGGAACGATGCGATCGATCGCTATCTGGCTGAAGACATCCCTGGTGTTGCGCGGCACAACGAAGTCGTCACGACGACGGTGCTCAACAAGGCACGGGCCAAGGGCATTGTCGACATCAAGGTACGCAGCCCGTTGACGTGCCTGGTGCCGCAGGGTGTGTGCGTGCGCTGCTACGGCCTCGATGCTGAGGGGCAGCCGCCATCCATCGGTGCTCACGTTGGCGTCGTCGATACCCACGCCATCACGGAGCCCACGACGCAGATGGCGCTCAAGAGCTTCCACACAGGTGGTGTCGCCACCCAGAAGCAGCAGCTCAGCACCGGGTTCGATCGTGCGGCTCAGTTGTTCGAGATGCCGTCGTCGCTCCGCGGCCACGCCATCGTCGCAGAAGTCCCCGGCGTGGTTTCTTCCGTCGAGAAGAGTAACTTCGGTGGCTGGTACGTCACGATCGCCAACAACAAGCACCGCATCCCGCACGACCGCGAAGTCATCGTCAAGGTCGGCGACGTCGTCACACCTGGTCAGGCGCTGACGTCCGGCAGCGTGCGACCGCAGGACACCATGCGTTTGCGTGGTCTGCACGCAGCCCGCATGACCTTGCGCGACGACATTCGGTCCGTGTTCGCGGAAGGTGGCGTGAACCTGAAGCCGAAGACGATCGAAACGGCTGTGCGCATGCTGACCGACACGGTCCGCATCATCAACGCGGGGGATCACCCACACCTTGTCGTCGGCGACCACGCCAGCATGAGCCAGGTGGAGAACTGGAACCGGGAGAACCGCGACAAGCATCAGGTTCGGTACGTCAACGAGCTCCCAGGTTCTGAGTTCTTGCCGCACAAGCAAGATGACTGGGCGCACCGGATGGCCCATAATCGCCTGAGCGAAGTGCTGACCACGCAGGCGCCAATGGCGGGCACCGCCAGCCTGAAGGGTCCCAGCCCGTTTGCGTCACTGTTCCTTGGCCGCCCCATCCCTCTTCCTGTCAGCTCGACGCCGTCTATCGGCAACAAAGGTTGATCACATATGGCCATCAAGAAACCAACGGCGATCCCGAACTCGAATGGCGGCATCCAGTCGTCAGGGAACTTCACCCTCAGCAAGCACTTGCTTGGCGTTGACGGCTCAAATGTGCTCAACGACACCAGCGAGTGGATGCAGATCAACCAGGTTGCCTGGAAGACACTGTTCCTGCGACCGTTGAGCCAGGTTGTCGGCTCCAACATCACCACAGGCCAAGTTCGGGTGGAGTTCGCCATCACATTGGCGGCTGTGTCGCCAGAGGTGAACACCAAGGCCGCCCACTCCGTTGTGCTGACGCAGGCTGCGCCATTGCTCAACCTGGAGGCGCCGTATGGCTACGTGCGCGTCGTCGTCGCGGCTGCTGACCCTTTGATGATGCAGGTGGACTTCCATGGCATTGGCGTCTGACCAGATCGTCGACGAGCTCGTTCTGAGTCTCAGCGAGGCGACGAGCGACGAGTCAACCAATCGGCACACGGTACTGGAAGACGCCTTGCCACAGGACGAGGCTCTGGAGCCATGGCTGGCGGAACAAGAGGCGCGGTACCGCGTGAAGCTCAGCGACCGAGACCTTGGTCGCTGTTTCTCGTCGTGGAGTGTCTACGACCTCGCACGCGCCATCACACGCCTGCTGCTTTCGCGGTCTGCCGCCGAGAAGACGGCGGCGATGACCGAACAGCAACAGCGGCAGCGGTCACACCAGCGCTACATGGCCATGCGTGGCCTGCACCTGCAGCGCTCCAAGGCCTACCGGATCATCCACATGCAGACGATCCGCAGGAAGCAGAAGGCGTACCGCCGCAAGGTGAAGCGCAAGCAGATCAGACCCCAGAAGCGCATCGGCAGCGCTGCTGGCGGCTACTCTTTCATCCCGAGGTAGGCGATGTCGTTCAACATTGGCGCAGCAATCCTTTCTGGTCTCACCGAGAAGCTGGCGATCAGCGATGCACTTGTGAATCGCTTGGGGTCCGGACGTGCCAAAAACGTATTCAACGGCAGCGATGCTGATGGAAAGAAACTGTTGCGATCGATTGAGCTCAGTGACGCCAGAGAACTCAGACAGAAACGGAAAGCAGCAGCACAAGCTGCTGTGATGCATCACGCGCCAACGAAAGTGACTGTCACCACTGCAACCAAGAGCACTGCAGCCGCCGCGAAGGCTCGTGGCTTTCGTGGGCCATCGCTGAAGCAGATGGGGGTCGGTGCCGGCATCGCCGCAGGCGTTGGTGCGGCGCTCTACGCTCGGCACCGTCGAGAGCGTGAAAAGACGGCAGCCATCCCAGCGGCCCGGTTCAAAGAACTCCGCGGCCAGATCGCTGGTCGCCTGGCGCACCGGGTGGACATGGTGAGCAACCGCTTGCTGGATGCACACGGCTCGGACCTGTTGCGCCTCCGCGCTCAGAAGCGTCGTCTCGGTGGGATGCTGGGCCGTGCGCAGATGCACGAGACGAAGGCTGGGCTCCGAAGTGCTGGCGTGAACACCAACGTGCGCAACAGTGCAGCATCGCTGTCGGCTGAGCGCTCCGCGGTGACGGGCTCGACCGCCAATGCCGCCACCAAAATCACCCGTCGTCCGGCACCACCTGCAGGCGGCGGCATGGCGAACGATGCCACCAAGGTCGTGAAGACGCCGCCGCTGCCGGCTGCTACAGGTGGAGCTGACCACACGCGCACTGGGCTCGGGTGGCACCTCCAGAAGCCGAAGGTTCGCGCTGCATGACGCTGCTTGGTCTCCACGACGACGATGATGACGGCGACTCAGGGATCGAGGTGGTGTCTCGTGCGCCGCTGCGATCTCTGGCTCGCAACTTCGAGTCGAAGGAGAGCCGAGAGCGTTTGCGCGACGCCTTCAACAGGGCGCGTGATGCCGCGGCTGAGGCCAAGGGTGGCGTGGCTGGCGGCATGTGGGTCGACAAGGACGGCGTGACGTGGACCACGCCGTCCAACATGATCGCCAACCGCATCTACATCAAGCGAGACACGCCGTATTCGTTCATCGATCGACCGTGCATGAAGACGGTGTTTGATGATGATCACCGCTTCATTCTGATGAAGACGGCTCGTCAGGTGAGCAAAAGCACGACGCTGGCTGGCCGTCTGATGCTCAACACCGAGGTCTTGGCGCCGTACGCCGCCCTGTTCCTGAGCCCCAGCTACGACCAGACCTCGAAGTTCAGTCACCAGCGTCTTGGCCCCACGATCATGCAGAGCCCGCACCTCAAGGCTCGCATGAGCCGAGAGATGCTGAACAACGTCCTGGAGAAAGAGTTCATCGACGGCAGCCGCATCTATCTGAGCTACGCCAAGAGCGACGCGGATCGCGCACGTGGTATCTCGGTCGACGAAATCGACTTCGATGAGGTGCAGGACATGCACCTCAGCGCCATCGAGCCGGTCGTCCAGGAGTCGCTGTTCACCAGCGTGCACAAGAAGCGGTTCTACAGCGGCACACCGAAGTCGTTCAGCAACGGCATTGAAGGGCTGTGGCGCAACAGCGACCAGCGTGAGTGGATGGTGGCCTGCCGTCACCATTCTCCGGCCTATCACCAGAAGTTGACGATCAAGAACATCGGCAACGAAGGCCCAGTGTGTGTCAAGTGCGGGAACCTGCTCAACACGCTCGACGGCCTCTGGGTGCAGACCGTCACCGTGCTGCCTGACGGGAAGAAGCCAGAGACGCACGGCTACCACCTGCCGCAGATCATCTTCCCAACGAACAAGGTCGTTCTCGGGAAGAAGCCGAATGGCAAAGACATCAAGGGCTTCCTGGACTGGGATGACCTGCTGCTCCGCCTCTCGAACCCGAACGCTGAGATCGCGACGATTCAGAACGAAATCTTTGGTGAGAGTGCCGACAGCGCCAGCAAACCCATCAGCGAGGAGAAGCTGCGGTCACTGTGCCACAAAGACCGGCCCATGCCCACGGAGTACCCGGCCTGGGCGCAGGGCACGTACACCTTCGCTGGCGTCGACTGGGGCATGGGTCTCGGCTCATCGACGGTGCTTTCGATTGGCCAGTTCGACCCTCGCGACCCGTCGAAGTTCCGCATCATCTTCTGCAAGCGATGGGACGGTGGAGACGCCGACCCAGAAATCTGCGTGCCGTTGATCTTGCAGTATTGCCGCTGGTTCCGCGTCAAGCGCCTGCACGCCGACTGGGGTGGCGGCGCTGGCATCAACAGCCGCATCATGGATGAACTCGGCCCAGAGTTCATCACGACGAACTACTGGTCGACGAACATGAGCGCCAAGATGGCGAACTACGACGACCGCCACAACCGCTTCGTTTTGAACCGGAGCATGACGATCACGAAGTTCTTCCAAGCGCTGCGTCGAGATTCGATTCAGATCGCCTTCCGATGGGAGGACTACCGTGAGTTCTCCGTCGACATCCTCAACGTGTTCCGTGAGGAGCGCAAGAACGAGGACTACTACTACGATCACCCGCCAGGCACACAGGATGACGCGATGCACTCGCACATCTACTGCTGGCTGGTGGCCTGCTGGCACCGCATCAACGAGAACTTCGTCGAGGACGCTCGTATCACTGGCAGTACGCACAACCCGTTGATGGTGTGATCGGCAGCTTGACTCAGTCGTAAAAAAAATCACCCGGTTGCCGGAGCTGCTGCTGACCTCCTCGTCAATCCCAGCGCCCTCGATACGAGGTGCGCATGGGTCTGTCGATTCGGTCAGCAGCAGCCAGAGAACGGCATCAGCCTGCTGAGTGGCGTGAGCCTTCAGCAGCTTTTGACGTGTTTGCGATGCTCTTCTTCTTGGAGCGTCTTGATCGCCAAGCCATGACGAAATCGTAACCGTGCGCCAGCAAGGCGAGCACGAAGAGAATGACGACGATGATCGTCACGGCAAACTCCAGCGGCTCAAGGTTTGGTTGGCTTCTTCTTTTTCTGTTTTCGTCGAAGGTCACGGCTTTCCTGGATCTCGTCAATGATCGTTTCGACGATCGGACAAAGCAAGATTCCAATCACGAGAACAGCAAAAGGAACTTCCACGTCGAAGTCACCCATGCACTCAGCGCTTCCAGAGCGGCTTGTTGGACCAGGCAGCGGAAGTTTCGGTGTGCATGTAGGCGCTTGTGTCGTGCAGACGCTCCTCGAACGCGAAGAAGTCACGAAGAACCAGCGAGATGCTGTACTGACGCAGGAACAGGTCCGGCGTCACCCACAGCGCCCGCAGCAGCATGTGCAGTACCACAGTCCCCGTCGTCGCTGAGAACGGGTTGCTGGGGTCGATGTTTTCTCCAGAGAACACCCGGAGGCGAAGGTTCTCTTGCCCGTTCTTCTCGTTGGGAATCCACTCGCTTTTGACCATAGAGCGGATCTGATCAACCGTGTACGTGGCGACCAACGGCGCAGCCTGTCCGGCTCGGACCTTGGCGTAATGGACGCCGTGATCCCGTGAGAAGTCACTGAGCATTTGGCGCATGGTCATGTAGTTGGCGTCTTCCGTCGGTTTCTCCGTGAGGATGGCAACAATCAACTGCGCGTCTTCGATGCGCATGGGCCACTTTGCTTGGCGGCCGTCGATGCCGGCAAGGGCGAGCGCTGCGTGCGACTTGGTGTACCCAGTCAGAATGTCTTCGACCAGGTGGTGATTCAGAACCACGCGAGCAGCCTGGTTTTGAGCCCATGCCTCACGGCAGGTCTCCAGCCAGTTGCCGAAGGCTGTGTTGCTGGTGTTGGCTGTGGCCTTGGTACGGTTTGCTGCTTTACTCATCTCTTCCTTCTTTCTGTGCGCCACGTTCGTGTGGCTTGGCCAGCATCATTGCAGCTGGCGACGCATGACCGACATGGCCATGTGCCGGCGCCTGAGCGGGCGCCGTTCGCAGAGATCAAGACAGACGCGCGCCGCGGCCTGCGGCCTGTTTGTCATGCCAGTATTTCATGGTCTCTTCTTCCGTTGCATTCTCGACGCTGAGGACATCGAAGTTGCCGTCGAAGATCATGCTGTCGACTTTGTTCATGGCATCGTTGACCGTGACGCCGTCAACGAATGCGAGTGAGACGTGTTCTCCGGTAGCCGCAGTCGATGGCTGCCGGCGAACCTTGAAGACGAAGCCATTCATGCTGCCACCTGTTCCTCTGTGAGCTGTTCGTACATGTCGTCGACGAAGTCGAGCACGTCGCTCCACTGTTCCGCTGGCCAAACAAGCTGGGTCTTGTGCGTCGACAAGACGAGCCAGTGTCCTGACTCTTCGGTGACAGGGTGCTGCATGGCGACGTGTACGGCCATCGACAAGAAGCTGCCACCCATGGCTGCCGTTCGTGCCACTGTGATGCGGTCGATGCTGCGGAAATTGCGCATGCCCAGGAAGAACCACAGACGATGCACGTGCATGTCTTCATTGCTCCTGCACTCGATGACGCTGGCGATGAACTTGTCGACTTCTGGTTTCGAGAAGTGGGTCAGGCTCTCGCCCAGGGTCGTGCGGAGGCTGGCGATGGTGGTCGTTGCGAGCTTGAGGGTCTGACGTCGAAGGTTTTCCATGGTGCTTTCTTCTTTCTGTGGTGGATCATGTAAAGAAACGCGGCGCATCCGAAGCTGCCACTCCGGATGCGCCGCGCTGGTGATGGCTCACTCACCCATCGTTGGCAGCGACGGGCTATGCGACATCAACCGCGAGTGACCAAAACCGCGACAGCGCGCGGTCAGAGGTCAAATCCTCCAACATCAGTGGTTTCTCACTGGGTTCGAGGTAGAGGCACCCTGCGCCAAGGTCACCGAGGAAGGACACGCACACCGTGTCACCCCCCAGCACCAAGTCACGCATGGTGTCGTCGTCGTAGAAGCTCTCACTGGAGATCAAGCTGAGGAGCTTTTTCAGCTTTTCATCAATGCTGGCGATCAGCGTCTCACCGCTGAGCACCACGTCTTCAGGGAACGACTCACTGCTCTGGAACGTGGCAAGTCCGGAAAGTTCACCACGAAGATCTTCGGCAGCTGCAAAGATCTGTTCAACCCACTCAATCATTCTTGCTCCAATCGGCCACGAGGCGGGGAGCTCCGCTGTGTGGCCATAGGCGAGTGGGCCGCTCGCCGGTGATCAATACAGATGAACGCCAACCTCTTTGAGGTTGAAGATGCTCTCCTGGTCTTCGATGAAAACGTCGAAGCTGATGCCGCTCACCAGGAATATTTCGTACTTTTTGAGTTCTTCATTTTTGACGATGTAGGCGATGTGGTCGACGTTGATTACGGTCCCTCTGACCGGTTCCATGCCTATGTCAAAAATGTGCGCGAAGCGAACGTTGTGGTTGGACATGTTGATCCTTGCAAAAGAAAGCGCCTGTCAAAGACAGGCGCGGGTGTGCATGCGTCATGACGGCGCAGTTCAGGCCTGGCCCCATCCTTCAGGGCTCACGGTCTGCATGTGAAGGTGCAGATCCATGAAGGAGCAGCAGACGACTCGAAGCGCGAACAGGTCAAACTCGTCGCGGAGTGTGGCCATCTTCTCGCTGTTCGACGCCGACTGGTTGACCAAGGTCAAGATCTCTTGCTTCCAGCAGCGCCGTGAGATGTCTTCAAACTCTGCGCGGTGCACCTTGCCGATCTCTGTGTACTTCATGTGCATCAACACGAAGTTGGCGACGGCCGAAGACGGCTGGCTGCGCATTTCAGAGAGGAGCGCCTTGGTCAGGCAGGCGATGCATTGCCCGCACTTGTCTTCCTCGTGGCTGTTGTTCATGCGGTCGCCCTGATTGGTGTTCTTGGTGTCGGTCATGGCTTTTCCTTCTTTCTGCTTTCTGTCTTGGTTGCAATGGAAGATCAGACTTGCGTCATGATCTCTTGGGTTGAAGCGTCGAACGAATAGTGCCCGAAGGCGCCGATGATGACCTGTGCTGCATGGCGCAAGTCCTTCACGACATGAGGAGGCGTGGAGGACAAGAGCGCACCCAGTGGCTTCCCGTACGCAAAAGAGCGCAGCGCCACGTAGTCGACATCATTCGCCTTGACCTCGATGTCTTTGCCGCGGAATCGCAGGTCGACCGAGCATTCGCCCTTTGACATCGCTTTGACGACGACGCCGACCTCGTCGCCACGCGTCGTGATCATGGTGATGCCCGTGTACAAGTTGAAGCCGAACGAGTCGTCGCGAATGGAGCCGACCACGTCTGTGTAGAAAGTGATGCGGCAGGCATTCAGCGCTTTTTCTGTGGCATGCCCGATGGACGCTTTGACGGCATCCATCAGCAGCTCTTCGATGGTGACCATCGAGAGGCCTGCCAAACCTTCAGCGTTGTAGGAATCGTCAGCCGAGACGATGTCGTTGACGGGCTTCCCGTTCAGCCGAAGAGAGACGGCCAGCGTCTCAGGGTTGATGGAGAGAAGCGCCCGACAGTATGCCGGCAGCAGGTCGCCGCTGCTCAGCTTGATCTTCTGCATCAGCGACATTCTGAGGATGGGTTTTTGCGTTGGGCTGACGCCGGTGATTCCACCCTGCAGGAGGGTGATGATCGACTGGTGAACGATGCTCGCGTTGACGTTTGACATGTGCTGCTCCCGCTGGGTGGAACTGCACCGTCACAACGACGGCACAGAAACAGATACTTGATCTGTTTCTATTTTATGCCGTGATCTACTGGTGTTTTTTACGCCGTCATCGTCGGCCTGCTCATCGTCGAAAGCACCAGATCGTCGATGACCTTCGACATCTCGTTCGCGTGCTTGGTGATGAGTTCGTAGACCACGTCTGGCGAACGGTCGTGACTGGCCACAGCCCGAAGGTGGGTCGTGCTCAGCGCCACCAGGGCCTCGTCGGCGGTCAACCCCTCAAGGCGCAGCGTCAGCATGGCGTTGTAGAGGCGGACGCACCCTCTCTCGATGCGTTCCTCTTGCAACTCAATGCGGATGCTTGGCGGGTCGTCAGCGGCGGCGGCCGCCACCGCTGCTGGCTTCTTCACCCGGCGCGAGGCGGGTGGTTTTGCTCTGGCTCTGGGCTTCTTGGTTGCGGGCTGTGGATCAGCCGCATCATGGACATCCACCCGTACTTTTCGTGGCGAACGCATACATCCCCCGATTTGAAGCAGGCGCCATCGCCAACATTGGCTTTGAGCTGAAAGCGTCCGTCACCAAGGTCGTCTGCGTCAACCGCGAAGCCTGCGACGACGACTCTGGTGCGCACTCGACCAAGACGCTGCGACATGTCTGTCATCGTCGTCTCGTCTTTGGCGGGGCTGTTGCTGCTGATGCTGTTCATAGTGCTGACACTGCCTCCTGGTTGAGACGGTTCTTCTCTTTTCGCCGATTGACAATCCACTCGTCGATGGTTGTTTCTGGCTTGATGATCGGGTGCCAGAAGCGCTTCGGCGCCGTCGCCAGGTACTTCTGCACCAGCAGGTTCCGCTTCTCTGGCGGCAGGTGTGCATGGCTCTTGAAGCGTTCACCACGGCCCTGCACCTGAACTCCTCTCTCCGGATTCCAGTGGTCCTCCGTCATCTGCAGCAAACGGACGCCCTTCAGGTCAAGACCTTCACCGCCTGCCGGGGAGATGCCCAGCACCTTGGTGCGACCTTCATTGAAGTCTTTGACGACGGCAGCGCGCTGCTTGTCCGTCATGCCGCCGCGGAACGTTTTGGAGCCAAGCCCTTGCTCGTTCAGCTTCTTGGTGACTGGCGTGACACCGGCATCCAGGAAGCTGGAGTACACCACGCTCCGGAAGTGCGGATCGTTCTTGGCCAAGCGATGCTGTTCCTCGATCATCTTCTGCATCTTGGGGCTGGCCGCAACTGGGTCTTTGACGCTGAGGTCATAGTTGGCTGGCGTGTTACTGATCTGGCGCACGGCGACAGAGAAGGCGTTCATGTTCGCCAAGTCGTTCTTTGATGGCGGCAAGTTGTTCTTGATCTTGCGAGCAAAGTTCGGGTTCTTCTTGAGGACGTTCTGGTAGAGCGCCCACTGCTGCTTCTGCATGGGGACTCGAACTTCCTGCTCCTGCACCGTCGGGAAGTTGGCGTTGAACTTCTCGTCGCCCATGTACCGATGCACGTACGGGCCAATGACCTTGCGGACCCCCTGGGGATCGGTCACGGATTCGATCTTCGGCGCTTCTTTCCTGGTGAGGAACTCGCCGACGGTTCGACGTCGTTGCGGCACCAGCTTCACATGGCGGCGCACAAAGTCGTTCTCGTCACGGTAGATCTGCTTCCCGCTGACGATGTTGACCAGCGGCGCAATCTCCTTGGGGTGGTTGTTCACCAGGCTGCCAGTCAAGCCGAGGACGAACGGCATCTGGTGGCGGGTGCGCATCAGGGCACCCTGGGCCTTGCCAGGATTGCGGGCACGCTGCAGCTCGTCGAGGATGACGGTTTTGGGCCGGATGGAAGCCAGAGCCATCTCTGGGTTCTTCGAGAACTGCTCGTAGCTCATGACGTGGTAGCGGTTGTGGCGGTCCTCGGTCGTGAAGCGCTTCACGCTGTCGTTGAAGTTGTTGCGGAGGGCGGCGGGGCCAATGACCAGCGTGTCGCCGCCGCGGTCTTCGGCGACGGCGATAGCGCCTGGTGTCTTGCCGGCGCCCACACGCCAGTTGGCGATCTGCCCAGTGCTGTTCCGAGCTCGCTCGCGAAGCTCCTCCTGGTGACGCTGCAGCTTGACCTCAGGACGCAATGCGGCCTGTTTCACGATGATCGCGCCAAGGTTCAGCATTACGACTCCGAATCAGGAAGGAGATAGGTCTCGGGAACGGTGTCGCTGCGTTCCTGCTCTTGAATCTGCTGCAGAGTGGCGATGGTCTGCGACGGGTACGAGACGCGCGTCATCATCTTGGGCAGGTCGCTCTGCTTCTTCTCGATCTTCTTGGCACGCTGCATCTGCGACGACTGCATGGCCATCTTGGCCCAAGTCACAGCGAACTTGTCCTGACCAGGCGTGTCGTCGTTGACTGCCTTCATGAACTTCATGTAGCTGGCGACCTGGATGCTTCTGACGATGTCGTCGGTACTGAGTTCACTGTCATCAGGAAGAATACCGGCTTCCCACGCGGCCGCCGCTGGCTGCTGGGTGATCGGGACGAAGTCGTGCGGGACTTCTCGCTCGATGCGGCCGAGGGTGTAGTAGTTCCTGAAGTCGATCGACGTGAGCGTCTTTGTGTCCCAGAAGCAGTCTCTGAAGAGTCTGATGGACTCCTCGGTGAGCTTGGCGTTTGCTCGGAGATTGAGGACAGTCGCGATGTGGTGCAGAGCCATTCGCTCAATGAGGAAGCGTTCGGCCAATGCTCGAAGCGGCGCCGTTTCCACGATCGAGTAACAACGATCAAGATCTTCGGAGCCTTGTGCCTCGTCGAAGATCTCCACGTCGCAATGTTGCCGCCACTGAGCGCTCTCCACAGCCCCGTAAGCATTGGTCATCTGGCCTTGGGTGCAGGTTCTGACGATCTCCTCAAGGTCTTCAAGACGAGGTCGCACAAATCCAAGGTCAGCGACGTGACCTTGGATTTGCTTGGCTGACTCACCTTCAAGAGCCAGCCAGCGCAGGTACCGGTGATACGGGTAGCGGTTCACACGTCTCCGTGTGCCTTTTCCTTGCGGTACACGTAGTCGGACTTCAGCAGGCGCAACTGATCACAGGTGCGTGCGATGCCCTCCATGGCTTCCTTGACGGAAGCTTCACGGACGTGTTCGAGGCCGAGGCGGGTGGCGACCAGAAGCTTGGCGAGGTCGTTGCCGACTTTCTCGAACGTGTCGAGGTTGTCGACGAACATTCGCATGTTCTCGGTGCTCAGGAAGTTGAGGCTGAGGATGCTGTTGACGGTCTCTTCGTTCTTGGTCTCCTGCGCTGCCTTCATCAGGCCAGGCGTCACGATCTGCTTGGTCGCGGCCGCAACGTTGCGAGCGAGTGGGCTGTCAATCACCAGGTCGGCAGTGGCCGTCTTTTCGGTCTCGGTGATCTCGCCGTGACCCTGTGGGGCATGCAGACCTGCGATCAGGATGCCGTCAGGGTTCTCGGCGGTGACCTGTGCCACCTTCTCGATGTCGACGAGGTCGTCGGCATTGGTGATGCCCATGCCAACCAGCAGCTCGAAGCAGCTGGTATCGGTGAGGCCATTCAGGCCGGCACCGCGCATCGACACCGTCCAGTCGTTGTCGCCAAGGCGCTGCACGCGGACGTCGGAAGTCGCCTCAGCGGCGACCTTGGTGAGGTCGACCTGGTGGCCAGCAGCCGCGATGGGCTTGCTGAACTCGATCCACTGCGCGTTCTCGGGGATGTAGACGGCGAGGTCGCCGGCTTTGCGCATGACCGGGTTCAACGTGCTGGCGCTGCTCACTGGGATCGGCGAGTTGACGGCACGGGTCGGGATGAAGTTGACCTTCACGCCCGTGTGCTCGTCGACGCACGAGATCATCATCGTTGCCCGGTTCGGCTCGTTCAGGCTGGCGATGCTGGTGACGTTGCGAACACGCAACGGCGTCGACGCCACAGCTCGGTTGCCAATCATGATGACCAGGCAGCCGAGGCGTCCGGTCTTGGGGTCAGTCGTGCGCCAACCGTTCAGGCTGTCACCCATCGGCGTACCGAAGAAGCGCTCGCTGTAGGCGAAGCGACCGTCGCCGGTGACCGCGAGCTTGAGCTTCGTCCCACCACCGTTGGCTGCGAACACCGATTGGATGACGCCAGCCGGCACCGTCATGCCGTTGCCGCGGAGCGCCACCGAGAACAGGCCCTGTCGCGAAATCTCGGCCATGCTGCTGCTGGGTGGGCGGCGGAAGCTCCACGACGTCTGGCCGATGTTCTCGGTGGCGACGTAGAGACCCTTCGTCTCCAGCTTCTTCATGGCCGCGTCGAAGTTGGGGCCGAGCAAGTCTTCGAGTTCCTTGCGCGACTTGACGACCTGTTCTGCCGATCCTGGGAACTTCACGGTGACCGCGTCGGTCAGCATGTCGCGACGCACGATCATGATGTTGGGTGCCTTGGTGTGCGCCTTGGCGTCGACGGTTCCGCGCGAGCGCAGGATGAAGTCGAGGCTCGCGATCGACTCGCCGTGCAGCATCATCGGGTTGTCGACGACGATGCGACGGAACTGTTCCACGTCGTTGTCGCCCATGACGCCAGCCACCTTCTTGAGGAGGTCGGCAGCCGTCGCGACCTTGGTGATGGCGCGGTACTGGTCCTCGACGCCGAGGCCTTTGCGGGCGACGGCGTGGGCGCCGCCGACCAGGGCGCCAATGCTGCCGCCACGGGTGACGGCGCGCACGAGAGCCTGGGCGCGGTTCTTGTTGGTCACCTTCTTGCCGCTGGCCTGCGCCTGGCGGTCCATGTTCTCCAGCTCACGGGTGGCCTGCAGGCCGGTGCCGGTGATACCACCCAAGATGGCACCACGAGCCACACCTTTGGCGGCGGCACTCGCTGCGCTGCCGGTCTTGGCGAAAGGAGCGCTGCCCGCTTGGGGGGTGAACTCCAGCGGCGAAACGTCGCCGGTCATCTCGCCGACGTACATGTTGCCGCCGCGGACCATGCGCTTCTGCTCTTGGCCGACAGGCGTACCCATCGGCAGCGAGAGCAATGCCTGCTTGATCGACGTGGGCGTCAGGGGGCGGATGGTGCCCTTGTGCTCGTAGACGTCGAACGGCTTCATCTCAGGCTCGTCGCCCATGCGCGACTTCGAGATGATGAAGGGCAGGTTGACGCCGGTCTCACCGATGATGACGCTGCCGACCGCGGCACCCTTGCTCAGGTCGGTGCGATCGAAGTGAATGTCGAGCTCGTTGAGATTCTCGATGTACGGAAGTTCTCGGGCGACGTTCTGGATGATCTCTTCTTCCCACATCCGTGGATCGGAAGAGAGCCGAGCACTGGCCGTCTTCTCCGAGAAGAGATCATCGACTTCGTCGCGCTGGGACTTGTTGATGAACAGGGGCATCCGCGTCGTCATCTTTGACCTCTTGTGTAGAGACTACCGTTGTACGGTAACACCATCATCAGCAGTTTTGGAGCTTTGTGAGCAGCAACTGTACCTGCTCCAAAGGCCCAAGAACAGGCGCCAGCTTCTCGCGGATGTCGTTCATCGCCGTTGGCAAGTCGGACACGTTGGACAGGTCAGGGAAGTCCAGCAGCGTGCCCTGCTGCAGGCCGTCGATGACGCCGATGAGCTCATCTCTGGCCTCGTCACTGGGAAGCGGAATCAGTCCGTTCTTGATCGCGAACTTGAGCAGGTTGGCGACAGAGGCCGGCATGCCCTGGCTGATTGGCTGAGACATGGTTGAGACGTTCTGCAGGATCGGAATCAGGTTCGACAGTGGTCCGGCAGCGTGTTGCATGGCGTCAGCAACAGCCTCACGAGCGCACGCCAGCTTGGCGTCGATAACAGGGTCCCCAGTGTCTGCTGGGATTTTTGACATCTGATCGCTCAGGTCGTTGAGCTTCGCCGTCACGCCAGACATCACCACCGTTGAGGCGTTGAGCGTGTCCTTCACCGTCGCCAGCATCGAGAGATGCGGGATCAGGCCGATGAGCTTGACACCTTTCAGGATGACAGCGAGTGCATCGGAGATGAGCTTCCCTGGGTCAGGGACACCAGTGTCACCGGCTGGCTTGCCTGGGATCGGTGTGTCCACGTCGCTGTTGATGATCGTTGGCACCGGGAAAACGGTCCCCAGTACCGGATTGATGATGCTGAGGGTTCCCAGCAGCGTCAACATGAAGGTCATCAAGGCCATCACGAACCCGACGATGTCGAATGCTGGCTGCATTGCGCCAAGTGCTGGAGCTGCTTGCGACAACAGCGAGTTCACAGGGTCCAGCGCGTTCGGGAATTGCTGGCTGCTGTTTGGCTGGCTCTGGATCTTGATACCGCCTGGAAGCGTGATGGAGATTTGCGGAGGGGGAGGAGCGATACGGATGCAGCCGCCCATCAGATTGGGTCCTTGATTGCCGCCACACGACGGTCGTTGAGGATGAGGTTTGGTGCGTTGATGGAGAGTTCAGCGTAGGCGTTGATCTCCATGACGTTGCCATTGATCTTGGCGATGCCGTCTTTGTCGACGCTGATGTCAAGCGCCGGCCTGGGATCTGTCTTCTTGCGTGTGACGCGAACCTGTACCGGGATGTCGCCAGTACCCACACGAATGCCAACCCTGAAACCATCCGCCTCTGGATCAGTTTTCACCCGGTACTCGGCTGCATACTCGACGACATCTTTCCCTTTTTCTCGGGTCCACGCCACGTGGCCGCCAGGACCCTTCAAGTTCCAGCTGTCGAAGATGTTCTCGATCACGCCCAGCGGGGAGTAGACCGTGTTGGCCAGGGCGCCGCTGCCGACGATGACAGTGCCGCCACGCAGAGCCAGAATCTTGGCCTCCGTGCCGTCTTCACTCAGCACGCGGAACCCCATGCTGCCCGGTGGGAATTTCTGCTTTGAGAGTCGCCCTTTTCCCTCGCCGAGTGCACTGTCGAACGGCATCTTGAACCCGATCACGGTTTCAAGCCCGCCAGCGCCCGACGACAGGATGACGCATTCGGCCTTCACCTCGGGGACAAAGTCGAAGCCGCCACCGTTGGCCGCGTTGATGTAGGGCAGCAGCCAGGAGACTTTTCTGAACTTTCTCCCGCTCCGGGAGATGGCATGCAGCGTCTTGGTGTCCTCTTGAACACTGGTAACGCGACACTCGTAGATTCGAGCCTCGATGCCTGGCATTGTTCTCTCCGTAACGTCTCGATAGAATAGACGCGAAATCCAGACCAAGGACAACAAAATGCGCACGAAGGCCGAACTCGAATCGTTCGCCAAGCAGGCTTCCGCAAAGTTCATCAACAACGGCGTCAGCCTTGATGAAGCTGTGTTCGAGGTCGCTTCGGTGAACTCTCTCAATGACGAGCAGACCAAGCGCGTCATCGGGTACACCAACACGTTCGTCAACAACGAACTCGTGAAGCAGGCAAAAGCTCACGGCAAGGACCCGTCGATCCACTTCCCCATGGCCAGCGCTGAAGGCGTGAAAACGGCGTCCAAGAAGATCGGCGGCCACGCCAAGACGGCCTCGAAGAAGTCGGACGCTGAGTTCGACATCTTTGGCTCCGATCCGGTCGAGAAAGTGGCTTCGATGTTCGAGGTTCCAGAAGCCGAAATGTCCAACGAAGAGGTGATGACGAAGGTGGCTGGCGCCGCTTCGACCGCGCCCACCCTCTCACACCTCGACGAAAACGTCCTCACCGAGGCCTACATCAAGGGCACGACGCTGCAGGGCCACTACTTCCTGCCGTCGCAGATGGAAGCCGCGGCCCGCAACGTCCAGACGACGATGGAGTTCGCGAAGCAGGCACAGGCTGGTCTCGACCACGAGATCGAGCTTGGTCTCGCCGCGCTCAAAGACACGGTGCACGATCTGATGCTGGATGGCACCACGATCGCCAGCCTGAAGCACATCGCCGCCACCGAGAACATGTCGAAGACCGCTTCGGCCGTGATCCACGACGTCAACATCGAGCAGGGCATCGACGTCGAGCGCATGGGCGAAGGCAAGAACCAGGTCGAGGCTGGCGCCATCATCGACCCGCGTCACCCCTTCATCCGTGACCTGCGCAAGGTGGCCGCCCTCCGCCTCAAGCAGGAGAAGACGGCACAGGTTGTCGCCCAGCTTGAAGACGCGCACGCGCGTGCCCAGGCGGACGTCAAGGAGTGCCGTCGCCTGCCGAAGACCGCGATGTTCATGCCGACCAAGGCCGTTGGCTCGAAGGCGGGCCTCGCGCTCAACGCGGTTGGCGCTGGCTTCTCGGCGTCCGACGCCACGAAGAAGCTGAAGGCGGCGCAGCGCACCCCGGCCGTGGGCGCTCAGAAGATGGCCAGCGTGCTGGGCTCGGCGGCGGCTGCTGTGTTGCCAGCGGTGGCTGTCGGCACGGGCATTGCGCTGGCTGGCCGTGGCATCGACGCGGGTCTGACGCAGATCGGCAAGGCGTGGAAGTCGCAGAAGCATCAGAAGATGTTCGCTGAGCTCGCCAAGAAGGACCCCGAGTTCCTGACCAATCCGCGCGCCCGCGAGGCTTTCGACATCATCGAGAAGTACGCGCCGGCCATCCTCAAGAGCCCTGTCGCCACCCGCGACTACATCAAGGGCCAGCTCCAGTTCCCTCGCAGCAGCATGGAGCTGATTCGCCACCTTGCCGACTTCCAGAAGACCTACGCCCAGGGCAACATGGGCGGCGGACCTGGCATGGGGTCGATGGTGGCTGGCGAGTTCAACAGCCAGCTCAAGTCACAGGCGGCTGATGAACGTCGTCGCCTCTCTGGCGGCTGATCTCCATCAGCACACCAAGCAGCATCAAAACTCAGGACATCGGGAGACGGCGTGAGCGATCAACACAACTTCTACAAGAACATCGACAGCGGCGAAGACACCAATTTCGGGCCGTCGATGTCTTGGATTGATGTCGACTCGAAGTTCGCCTTCGAGAAGATCGCTCGCGCCCACTCCATCCACCAGAGCTACATCCCTGAGACGTTGCAGCAGACGATCGAAAGCATCCGCGGCAAGCTGCCCAAGGACAAGGTCGCGTTCTACAACCGTGCCCTCGGGAGCTTTGAGAGCTACGGCCTGAACAAGAACGGCGACGGCTGGTTCCGTGAAGAGCTGATGCGGAAGCACGCGACCTTTGTGTCGGACGCCGCGTACTTCCGTGACCACCTCAACAAGATCGCCATCCACCCGCACTTTGGTCGCCCAATCGCCAGCGCGTTCAACGAGAAGACCGACATGGTCGATCTCATCATCCTGGCCGATTTCGACAAAGTCGCTGAAAACGACATCCAGATGCTGGAGCGCGGCGGCCGCGTCTTCACCAGCATGGGCTGCCGCGTCAAGTTTGACGTCTGCACGATTTGCGGCCACCAGGCGCCAGCCCCTGATCACTATTGCGAGCACGTCAGGAAGCATGCTCGTCACCCATATGGCATGGGCCAGGTGCTGGCTGACGGCCGCGTCTGTGGCGTCATGAACCCTGATCCGATCTTCTTCGACATCTCACGTCTCGACGCCAATCCGGCTTTCGTGGGCAGCGAGAATCTGATGAAGGTCGCCGCTGCCATGGCCGGTGGCCGCGGCCGTCGCACCATGGTCCAGGTCAAAAGCGAACGCTCCGTCAGGCCAGCGACCGCCGTCAAGTCAAGCCACGGTTGCGGCACCACCAAGAAGGCCGAAGAGAAGCAGGCTGACATGGTCAAGACCCTGCCGGCGACGACGGAAGCTGCTGTCGTTGGTGACCGCGTGATCGCAGCCCACGCTGCAGCCGCGCCCCGCCTTCCTGTGGCCGCCCTCATCAAGAAGGCTGGCTCGATGACATCGGCGCTCAAGGGCTCACTGGCTCTCGGCGTCATCTGGTCGCCTGACGAGTTCCGTGAAGGCGTGAAGATCGCCAGCGGCAAAGACCCAGGGCCTCAGTCGTGGCCAAGCCGCGTGAAGCTTGCTTCGGGTGCCTCGGCACTCAGCGCAAGCTCTGTGGCCGCATGGGGCGCGACGCCACTCGTTGACCTCACTGATGAGCTGGCCAGCGTCGCTGAAGATCGAAGCCTGCTGCAGCCTCTGCTTTTCAACCGCTGCCAGCATCTGAAGGTCGCTCAGAATTCTGGTGCAGGCGAGAAGCAGTCCTTGTTGCCGAACGCAGATCCGAGCTATTCTCTGTACCGCGCGCTGTGCGTGCGCGGTCTTGAGGGATCGTTTTCTGGGATCGACACGGAGAAAATCGCGGACACGATGGTCCGCACCACGTCGAAGATGAGCAAAGAACTTGCTCTCGGACTGTGGACGAAAGAATCAGATTGTGGTGCTCTTGAAAAGAAGGCAAACGCCAGCAATACTGGCCCCGCACTTCTCATGACGGGCTCCATGATGGAGAATCTTGGGGCGGAAGCCCTTGATCAAATGGCTCGAAACACGCTGACCTGATCACCGAGTCAGCCACCAAGGAGACAGAGAACATGTTCAACAACGCCAACCAGACCTTCGCCGACCTGCTCGCCGCCACCAACGGCGTCGGCGGTGGCACCCAGGACAAGACCGCCAGCGAAACCAACACCGGTTCCGCTTCGCCCTTCGCCAAGGGCTTCTTCGCGAAGGTCGCCAGCGGCGATGCTGAAGCGCTTGCTGAACTCGAAGCCTACGGTGAGAGCCGTGCGGCCGACGGTCTCAGCGGTGACGAAGTCGCCGCCGAGATCAACCAGTTCGAGGCCGCCGAGATCGAAGCCGGTGGCGAAGGCAGCGGCGACGCCGGCACCGATGACGGTGAAGGCGCCGGCGAAGGCGGTGAAGGCGGCGCGGACGACGAGTTCGAGGCCGAGAAGACCGCGGCGATGATCGAGGCCAGCAACCAGGCGGTTGCCGATGTCCTCGCCAACAGCGAGCTCGCTGCTGCTCTCGGCATCGACCAGGAGAAGATCGCCGAATTCATCATCGCTGAAGAGGCGGGCGCCGCCTACTTCGAGACCAGCCGCCGCGTCAACGAGATGATCGAGAAGATCGCCTCGACCATGATCCCGTCGCAGGAAGACGTGGCTGCCGCCACCGAGTTCCTCAAGACGGCCGGCGTGGACGTCAGCTCGGTCGTGGCCCAGGCCGCCGAGTTCGAGAAGCAGGCTTCGGCCACCACGACCGAATCGACGGCCGAGAAGGTCGCCCGTGAAGCCGCCGAGCGCGAACAGCTCATGTTCGCGGCGATGGCCACCCTCCGCGATGCCGGCTTCGACATCGAGAAGGTCGCCGCCGACGCGGAGAGCAAGAAGAAGATGTCCGGCAAGGCCAAGGCTGCGCTCGGCATCGGTGCTGGTGTTGGCGCGGCTGCGCTCGGCCTCGCGGCTGGCAACAAGGCGCTCGGTGGTCGGTTCTCGACGCGTGCGGGCATGGACTCGGCGAAGGCCGGCGTCCGCGCTGGTGCCGACATGTTCAAGTCGACCAAGGGTCAGGGCTTGAAGGACCGCGCTCGCGCGGCCGGTGTCATGGCCAAGGACAAAGCGACGCGCCAAGCCAAGGGCGACAAGTTCTACAACGGCGTCTTCCGCTGAGTTCTGATCGACCATTCCACACCGATCGGAGATGACGACCATGAGCAAAGCAGCAGAATTGGCCAAGACCGCCGCCGAGAAGTCCGCCCAGACCGCAGAAGTGGCGACTCTTCGTGCCAAGGTTGCGGCTTTTGAGAAGGAGAAGGAGGCCGAAAACCTCCTTCTCTCTCTCGACATCCGTCACTCGATGTCCCCCGTCAGCGTCAACGATTTCATCGAGAAGCGAGCCCAGATCGCCAAGATGAAGGACATCGAGTCGGCACACGTCGCCGTCAAGATGGCGCAGACGCAATCGTTTGATGCCTGCATCGGTGATCCCGTTGAACGGAACACCGATGACGGCGCCAGGCCTGGCGACGCGGTGACGCGTGCCGACAAAGATCTCAACGACTTCATCTTCAGCAGCTGAGCCTGCTACCAACCGTCAACCGCTCGACAGGAGAACACGCACATGGCTCTCAAGATCATCAACGACGCCGCCTTCCGTGACCGCAAGCCGGCGAAGCTTCCCCCGAAGACCACCCTCTCGGACGCCACCCTCAAGACCTGGAAGGGCGGCATGGTCATCCGTGAACAGGCTGACGGCTCGCACGTGCTCGCCGACGGCGCAGCCTTCGTGCCCGACCCGAAGTTCCTGCTCATCGGTGGCGACGCGTCGGACGTCCTGGCCGCGCGCTCGATCGGCTACGTCGAAGGCCCCGACACCTTCAAGATCAACAACGAGGCCTTCGTTGGCAACCCCGTGGCCGGCGATGAGCTCGCCATCGGCACCGGTGGCAACGTCGGCAAGCTCGTCGTCGTGGCCTCGACCACCCCGGCGCTGCTCAGCGCCAAGGTCGCGAACGTGACCAAGGCGGCCGACGCTGATGGCTTCATCACCATCAAGGTCGTTCGCTGAGCGAACAAGCTGAGCGGCGGCCCTCAAAGTCGCCGCTCGGTTGTTGTTGACCACCACCTCAATTCATCTCGCACAGGGAGAACGATACATGTCCATCGCCAACCAGCTCTTCGTCGAAAAGCTCCGCCAGCCCGGCATGGAGAAGCTTGCCGCTGACCGCCTCAACGGCTTCGTCCGTGAAACCCTCTATGAGGGCAGCGTCTTCGCGAAGCTCATCCCGCCCCAGCCGGTCAGCCCGCGTGACCTCGATCGTCTGCCTGCCGAGGAAAACGGTGGTCGCGCCGGCCTGCGCAAGGTCATCGACAAGGAATTCACGGACGTCTCGGCCGTGGCCCTCGACTTCCGCACCTCGACGCCGAAGCAGTACATCGAGTCCAGCACCTTCAACATCAACTTCCACAAGATCGCGACGCCGACGTTCGAGATCACGGAAGACGAGCTGAAGGCGAAGGAACAGCCGATCCAGTCGATCCTCAAGAACGCGATGACCGCGCACATCGATCGCGTGATCGATGAAACGGCCCGCAACGCCATGGTGGAAGCCGTCACCGGCACGTCGCGCGATGCGACGACCAGCGACGAATACATCATGCCGCGCAACATCGTGAAGCTCATCAACTTGATCGAGTCCAGCGGCGCTGGCTCGGCCAAGAAGAAGCTGAAGGTCGAGACCCTGCTCATGACGCAGGGCATGTGGAACCAGCTCTACACCTGGACCCAGTCCGACATCAGCTCGGTCATCGGCGAGAAATACTGGGCCGACGGGTTCACGTACGAGACGCTGAACAAGAAGCGCGTCATCGTCACCAACAAGGACGACATGTTCCCGACGAACGAAGTCTGGGCCTTCGCCAGCCCCGAGTTCCTCGGCGTCCACTACAACCTGAACGACGACCGCTTCGAGATCCAGCGCGACTTCGATCTCCTGCGCTTCAAGGCGTGGAAGACCCACGGCGCTGGCTTCGGCAACACCAGCGGCATCGCCCGCATGACCTTCGGCGTCTGAGCTGAAGCAGGGTGACGACCAGCGTCGACAGAGATACAGTGAGGGCGGACGAAGTGTCCGCCCTCACTTTTTTCTGGCGTGAAACATCGATCCGCCACGCCTTCGTAGGAGATCATCGACATGAAGATGCCCAGCGCTTTTTTCAAGAACATGCTCGACACCGTCAAGGAAGCTGGCTTCGCCACGTTCCAGCCGAAGCAAGTCCGCTTCCTGACTGGCGGCGAACGCAAGCTCTCGCGCCCTGTCCTCGATCGCTTGCTGGCCAAGGGCGACTTCGCCGGCCCGTTCGAGACCGCTGCCGAAGCCGAGGCCTACCAGGGGAACGGTGTCGCCCCCGACGCCCCCGCGGCCGCAGATGCCTCTGACGTGAACCATGTCCTCAGCCAGGATGCCGCCGTCGACACCACTGGCGCCGGCCAGGCTGACCCAGTGGTTGAGCTGCCTCCCCCGCCCGCCCCAGTCGCCGCCGATGTTCCCGAGACCAGCCCTGAAGCCACGCAGGCCATTGTCGACGGCATCGCCGCCGCCGTCCTGCCACCGGTGGTCGACGAGCTGCCGCCCCCACCCGCCCCCGCCGAGGTCCCCCACGCGGCTCCCACGGCTTTGGAGTCAGCTCCCACGGCTCCCACGGAAACGCCCACGGCTCCCACCGAGCCAGCCGTCACCCCGGCAGCTGCTGAGGCCCCGGCACCAGCTCTGGCTGTTGCCGCAGAAGCAGAGGAAGATGAGGATGACGGCCTGATTGCCGCCGCCAAGCCCGACGCCAGGAAGGGCGCCAAGAAGAAGGGTTGATCTTCGATGCCGATCAATATGAGCCTTGATGACCTCGTCAGGAAGCTTCGACTCTTCCTTGGCGACTCCCCTGAAACCAATCAGCTGATCGCTGGCTTCGAGCTCAGCGACGACAAACTCAGGCTCGCGCTTGAGCTTGCCGTCGACGAGTTCAACACGACGACGCCAATCACCAGCTACTCGATCTCACAGTTTCCGAGTCTGAAGGTGCTTTTGCATGCTGGAGCTGTGCAGGCTCTGATCATGGCTGGCATCATCGCCGACCGAAACTACCTGCAGTTTGCTGACGGCGGGTTGAGCGAGGTTCTCGGGGACCGCGGCCAACGGTACCAGGCGTGGATCGCTCAGCTGGTTGCCAGCTACAAGCAGGCGGCAGAGGCCATCAAGATTCAGATCAACATGGAAGAAGGTTGGGGTACCCACCACAGCCCGTACCTCAACATTGGCGTTACCCGTGGCGGGTGGTCAGATACGGAGTGGTGATCTGTGAAGTTTTACGACGAATCACTGACGCTCTTTCTGCGAGACAGCATCCACTTCCAGTGGAAGTTTGACCCGCAGGGCGCAGTCCCATCGCAGCTTGATTTCGTCGTCGAGCGCAGCGGCTCACCGAGTGGTCCGTGGGACGAGTTGGCAACGGTCGACCCACGGACCACTTTCAGCTACCACGATGACACCGCCCCCTTGCGGGCGATGAACGACACCCACTTCTACCGCATTCGTGTGGTCCGAAAGTCTGACGGCGTCACCGTCCACGAGTCGCGTGCTGTCTCCTACGACAACGACCTGCCCTTGGACGCGAAGTGGATCATCAAACAGCAGACGATTCTGTTGGAAGGTGTCAACGGCCACAAGGCCATCAAAGGTCGCCCTGTCACCGTCTACAAGAAAATCACGAATGGGCCACCTTGCGACATCTGCACCGACAAGACGACAGGGCAGGTCATCATCAGCAACTGCATGGCGTGTGTCGGCACCGGCATCGACCGTGGCTACTACAACGGCATCACCGTCGGCATGAACCTGACGCCGGCCACCAACATGAAGCGCTTGACCAATATGCAGGCGGTGTCCGACACAGA